TTTTTTTGTTTCAAGTGGCTCAAAATCTGACCCGCCGTATGTAACTTTTTGACCTGGTTCTGCGTCGAAGTCACAACTACATGATAATGGCATTTTATTTCCTTTTTAAGATTGCCTTTGTTGTGTTGATAAGGTTTATAGCCACACTTGGTTATCTGTCAGCATAATCGCTATTTCATCAGCATTGACAGTTTTTACAGTTTCCGAGCAAAAATTACATCCTAAATAAAAGATGGTCTGGACTTCGTTTAATTTTAATCGGCCATCTACTACCCCACTATTTGTATTTTGGGTGCAACCCCACTCTAAATCAGTACTTCCGCATTCTCCACATTTTGGATTGTTTTCGGAAGGTTCTCGGTCACCTGACAAGCCTTTCAAAGTATCGATGCACTCCTGTTCGTCACCATCCTCAAGTGCTGTGAGTGCGTTTCTGGCTTGTGTTGAATACGCTGTTCTGGCAAAGAGCATGGTTTTTTCGAGCTCTTGAATCTTAACTTTTAAATGAGTAATTTCAATACTGTCAGACATGATTTTCTCCAAGTTTGGTCATACTACCCGGTCGGTGTTTCGACATTTACTTAGCCGTTCTTACCTTAAATGTGACAAAGAGCACTGAACCGGGTAGCAAGTGTGGTTATTTACGTTATTACTACGATTCTAACTGCTGCCGTTGTTGCGTTCAGAGGCATGAATAAAATGCTTTGAATCTTTCATTTTACCTATTTCACGATTAAGCCTTTCAACCTGGTCCACCTCTTGTTTTTCCAAACCGATCAGGCATTTTTCGCAAAGGGCAAAGAATTTTTCATATTCATGTCTGATGCTGAATAGCTTTTTATCACAGAAATAGCACTTTATTTCTCTTGGATCGGTTGGTGCTTCCATTAAGCCTCTATTTGTTTTACAGATTTACCCGATCCACTGCACCGATTGCATGGCCTGTATTTTGTCCCATCCTTTGCGCTCCATGAATTCATGACTTTACCTTCACCGAAACATTGAGCACAATTTCCGGTTTCTTTTTCATATTTTTCACACCAAACAATCGTTTCGTCTGCTGTCATAACGGTTTTTCTTTCTCCCTCTGGAAGCCATCTCACATCACCTTTATTCTTGCCCCTTGTGATTATTTTTGTGAGACTGCCCTCTAACAGCATCATATCCCCTTCGATTCTTTCAAATCTAAAGAAGTCAAAACCAATCTCAGTACTTAATTTATCTTTTCCGGCTTCACCGTAGTGCTTAAATGACAATTCAAAACTCATGGCTTATTCTCCTATTTGTTTTACAGGTTAAAGATAGTCTGAGTAATCTGGCTCAGGGTTGCATTCGGCAAACATGGCCTTTTTTTCCTTATTCCAAACAAATCCCGGAAATAACCCTGTTGTTTTGGTTAGGCGCATTGCAGAAAGAATACACGCCGGACAGTTGTTAGACGCTTTCCTTAATTCATCAAGTACAGTTTCTTCAAATTCACCTGATTTAAGCTCTGTCCATTCCCATGGGGTATTTCCTTGCTCATCTTCGGTACTCATCCAGATAATTGATTTATTGATTATCTCAGTTAAGTCATTGAGTTTTGGTTGAGTCTCTTCCATGATTCTGCAAAATCCACATTTTCTATCAGGGTTTTTAGTGCATGACTCTTCATGGTTTTTCATGTGGCCACCGCTTCCGCCTGACTTTTTGCAGAAGTCGCAGTAATATCGCCAGCGTTTAATCTTTTTCATCCTTTTCCTTTTTGGCTGTCAGGCTTTCAAAATACAAATCGATTCCCCTTCTCACAACTTCTGATCCAGGGATCCCCGTTTTAATTTTGTGCTCTTTAAGTCGTTTGATTTGATCCTCTCGGATTGGAAAGTTTGTTGTTTTCATATCTAATATTAGTTAATGTTATATATTTCTGTCAAGCTTTTTTATTAAAATTCTCAACCTCTCTCCTGACATCATCAACAGATTCAACCAGCCAATAAAACCCGCCTGCCCGCCTGACTTTTATCTCTCTTTTGATCTGATCAGGAGACTGTTTTTCGCCCGGTTTTTTGACTTCGATCTCTCCATATTTCGAGTTTAGGCAGACGGTTATATCTCCCTTGCCTCCTCCCTCGGTTTTCTTGGCTTTAATGTAGATATTGCCTACTTTCCGGCCTTTGGTACCGGTTTTTGTAGCGAGGCACCATGGAACACAATTTAGGAAAGTGAGGATATCGGTTTCTATGCTGGTTTCTGATGGTTCTATTTCAGCGCATAGTTTGCAGACCTGAAACGGCTCGCAATTGCAGATTCTATTTTTCATATTAATTATGGATAATTTCTTGTCCAAAAAACTTTCCCGAGTCGTATTGCATAAACCTGTTCACCATGGAATGTTCCGTAAGAAATCCCCGCAAACTCAACTCTCATGTTCGGTCGGTGTGATCCGTAACCGTTTACAAAATAGATTCCATCAAAATCTTTGAACTTGTCACCATCCATCAGGCGTTTTGTCCAGTATGGTTTGATTTCGCGGTATTCAAAAACCTTGCTGCCTGATGCGATTTCGTCAAACCATTTTTTATGAAGGGTCAAGTGTAGAATTTTCATTTAATCCCTGTATTGTTTGCACCGATCCATTTCAGTCCAATTTTTACAGCATTTATTGCAATGGAAAGTTGGTTGTTTTTCTTTCCGATATCTTGGTAAAACATTTCCACCACAGGGGCACTTGTTTGCTTCTTTTGTCGATTTCATGATTCTCCTTTTTCAATAATTAACTTACTATTTGAAGACCCACAATGAGAGCAAGGATATTCATGGATCAAATGACAGCAATTCCAGCATTTTGTTATCGGGCCGGTTTTCTTTTCTGTATCCTTGACCAGATTTTCGAATGTGTTTTTGACATTTCTGAACTTTTCCTCTGCCTCTGCTTCTCTCATGGCTCTATGTGTGTTTTGGTGTGTGAAAACGTTTTTTATTCCAGCAATATACCTGCATCGTTGAGACAGACAGATAAGGCCAATAATGTTGACAACTACTACATCGCCAGCTTTTACATCCTTTATAAGGCATAACCCCTCTATGTGTGTTTGTGGTTAACGTTCTTCAACAGTAGCGTACCACCCTATATTGGTAATCTCACAACAATTTGGGCACTCCCATTCTGTATTATCACAAGCTAGATCCGGGATATCCCCGCCATCCACTTCTGATTTCTTTTTGCATTTTGGGCACTCAAAGTCTAGCATCTTATATCCCCTGTGTTATAGATGGTTTATTATTTTAATAACTTAGAAACAATCATAGCAAATATACCCCTAATACAAAGACCGTTTGAAAACTGAATATAAGCCTCTGACCATTTTCCATGTCCGCAACAGGCATTCATTGTATATTTTAGATTTTTAATGCATGGATCATGGTCGTTTTTTGTGTTTGGTAGATCGCATTTTTTGCAGTCCCTGTCTTTGTTTGAGCTTACAGGGTTTTTTGTGTCTGAATAGAGCCAATGATTTTTTGTGTATTCTATTTTATGACCTCGATATGTGCTTATTATCATTTCACACCTTCACAACAGTAACCGCACGCGCTCCATAGTTATGCATGGAGCATCTAATAAAAGAAGTGACCCGGTTTGAATACATCTCACATTCCCATACTTGCTTGATATCTCCAAGGTTTACGGAGACTTGGAATTGATCCCGGATTGCTGACTGGAATTCTAGCGGGTCGATGTGTCCTAGTGTTGTGTATTCGTCTGGTTTTATTTCGATTTGCATTTTTTAAAGAACTCTTGATTAGATTTTGCACGTTTCACAGATTTTAAAACAAATTTAACCATCTCAAAGTTGATGAGACCTGCATTAAGGGAAAGCATCAATCCTTTTGCAAGGTAGTATTCAGCGTTTGATTTGTCTGAGTGATATTTTTCTGTGTGTTTCATCGGTAGCTTTCCCCTTCAAACCTCTCAAGAATAACCGATTTACCGCGTACCCTATCAATCATTACTTCAAGGTCAAGGCTATTTTTGTTTGAATCTGCTATCTGATCTATTGCATGATTGGCTGTTATTATCACAATATGTCGATTTTTAAGCTCTTCAATTAAGAGGAGGAGTTGGCGAATCTGGAAATCCTTTTGCTTGTCGAATTTGTCAAAGTCATCAATCAAGACGATCTTTTTCATTTTACTTATATCGACATATTCCGGATTGTCAGGCTGAAGACTCTTGACCCATTTTCCAATTGACAGGAAAGTGGCTTCTCTCTCTGGGTAGTTTTTAATCATCTCCCAGACTGCCCGAGTCGCAAGGGAAGTTTTGCCCCTGCCGGGATCCCCATAAATATAAATCCATGACCGGCGTATGTTTGACATAATAGTGCTTAGATTTTCACCGAAATTGTGAGAACTGATAAATAGACGGTCCTTGCGATCATATGGGAATTGGCATTCATCAAGACGTTTGTTGAAGTCGTTTCCATGTCTTTTGAGTGCAATGTTTCTTTTTACGTCATTTTCCTGAGAAACGAACTTGGAGACATCCTGGAATGGCCGACCTTTTTCATCTTCATGAAATCCCTCAGTATCTTTTATCATTGCGCCAGATTTTATCCTTTCCCGGGCCTCTTCCATTTTATCCTGAACCCATGTTCGATCTTGAGGGACTATATTTGAAATATTTTCCACGGTTCTTATTTCATGGATTTCTTTTTTAAGAACATCGACAACCAATTTTTTATTTTGTTTTTGGACTGCTCTCTGGCTGACTCGCTCTAAGGCTGCGTCTCTTTCAGATATCTGGCGCGTCATTGTGTCCTTTCGGGTATCGGATTTTGTTTTCGTTAGGTTCAGGTGTTCTGCTGTTCTTTTTTTCACTTCCAATCTGATTAAGATAACCGTCAAACTTATTTCCAAACAGAGTTTCAGGTCTTAAATACTTTTCACTTTCAGTGCCTATCCACTCATTGTATTTTTTATCAATTACCGTTTCGAAGTCCTTTTCTGTGTAATCTTCATTTAGCCTGGCAGTGATACAGGAAACTGTTTTTGATGCTGTCGCTTTGAATTTTGTTCCAAGTTTTTTATTGAGGTAATCGACAATATTCTTTATTTTAACATTCTTTTCATTGTTAGGTGTATTAGGTGTATTGGTTGTGTCCTCTGCCTGTCCTCTGCCTGTCCCTTGGTTGTCCTCTGCCTGTCCTTTTGCTTGTCCTTCGTCAGTCTGTGATTCAATAGTATCGTCGCCTTTAGGTTGTCCTTCTGCCTGTCCTTTGTAATTATTCATATCTTGATAAAAGTTATAATCACAGATAGTTACAATAGAATAATGCGGTTCTGGTTTTATCGATATATTTTCGAACGGTTTATTTGATAAAATTTCCATTATATTTCTGACAGTTGAGGGCTTCATTGCCAACCTTTCAGCCGCTTTATTTCTTCCAAATATAAATTGTCCTCTTTCTACCCAAACGGCAGTTGTAGACTTGCCTATTTTGACAGACGCAAATTTGCCTTTATGGTTCGCCTGGATCAGACACCAAATGAAAACCTTAAGCCATTTTTCATTCTGGAAAATATCAGATTCATCCAGGGAACGGGCGAGTAAAACACACCCCCTTGATAAATCCATTTATCCCTGATTCAAATACTCGTTAATGGCTTTTTTAACATCATCACGCATGGTCCGAGTGCCTAAAAGCATCATTCCGAAATGCCCGTGACTTACATTTTCGATCTTGCCCTGAATATGCTCAATATAAAACCATGTTATAGAACCTTTCGGGCTCATTTCCTTAAATTTCTTTTCAAGGTTTTTCTTTTCTATTGTTTCTAACATAATAATTTTTATAAAGCCCCTTAATTAAAAGAGGCTGACGTTTATGGCATTATGCGCTTCCTGTCGGTTCTTCTTGCTTAACTTCCTTGATCTCTCTTACAACAGGATAGTGAGTATCCCAAACCGTGACCGTGACAGATTCGCCGGGTTGCAATGTGTGTTTTGTGCCCTCTGCCGGTTCGCTGCCTTTGTAATGATCAAACTCTGTCACCTCTGCAATATACGTGGTTGACTCGTTTGAAATTTTGATTTCCATTGTCATGTTGAAAAACTCCTTTAACTATTTCAAAATCAGCTCGTTATTGAACTGTTGCAGTAATTAAAACAACAAATAGAGCAAAAGTCAACTATTATTTTCAGAAAGTCGCCTGCCCCGGAATATCCAATTCCTCAAAAGGTTTTGTCTCAGTAAATGCGCTGCATACTGGTTTTTCTGTCGCTGGACATATACGCCATTCATCTGGGTATTTTGGATCATCTATTTCAAATAGAATAACCCTGTCGTGGATGTCGCATTGCCTGATATAATCGCCTGTTTCCTCGTCCATTAAATCATGGTAGCACTTGTCGCAAAATTCTGACTCAAATGAACATCCTTCTGATCCGGATGTTGGCCTGTATTTTTTCATAGCTTACTCCGGCATTTGGCAGAGCAAAAATGATACCATTCGCCCTCATGCTTTTTAAAACTCCATCCATCCCGTTTTGCCTGGTCGATGCAGTCCTGAAAGGTGCCGTCAAATTCGTCTTCATTTATGCATATGTCGCAATTTAGCGTCATATGCTCGGCTTTGTTTATATATTTTTGGGTCATAATAACCCCTCTTAATGTGAGTGTTTTTTGGATGCTTAGTCAAAAGAAGAAACAAAAGTTTGATCAAGCTTATTAATAGCCTGGTCAATATAAGAAACAGGATCGTGACCACTGGCGCCTTCAATTTTCCTGCGCTTAAGTATTTTATTTCTGAGAGCGCAGAGCTGGTCATGGATTGATGAGAGTTTTAGCTCTTCTGAATGTGTAATTTTTTTCATATTTGTTTTAGTATGTGGTTTATTTTTTAAACACCCATTCACACCGCCCGCCATCCCTAACCATTTCAAGGATCTTGCCGGATTCAATGTGAATTTTATCAAAGCATATTCCAAGCAATTCAGCCGCTCCCATCGGGATAGGTCCGTCAAATATTCCCCCGGTTCCCTTGGTGTCCTTTTCGCAATCGTAGCACCATATCAGGTGTTCATATTCTGACCAATGGAGATTTTCACCGTTGCAGATATCGCACTGGATGCTGAACTTTTGGGGTTTATCGTAGAAACATTCTGTGCGTTTTTTGAGTTCTAATAGTTTCATTAAGTCCCAAATCTAAGTGCCTTTATAATCTTTTCGTCTTTCCTGTACTGATAGCGAAAATATTGCGAGATAAGAGTTTTATGGTACTGTTTCCTGTGCGATTCTGAACAGTATTTTCCCGCGCTTGCTAACTCGATATTACACCAGATACATTTATGTTTTTTCATTATTGATCCTTTAGAAACTCATCGACTGCCCCCGGGTGTTCGTTGGTTGAGGTAAAGTTCTTAAACGATTTTTCATCAAATACAGTCCTGGTAATTTTACCGCCATTGGCCAGGTATTCAGATACGGCGTTTGAAATAAAAGCGCTGTCTGGTTTGAATTTTACTGACTTTCTCATTGATCTTCTGTTAATTCGTTTTTTCATGGTTTGGTTACCTTTTGGCCGGCGATAAGTTCTAAAATTATTCTTGTATGAGTTAATGGTATTGCACGCTCATTGACAAATGCCTTAACAGCATCAAGACGAATTTGCAACTCTTCCCGGTTCGGTTCTGATGGTTTTTGTTTTATCCATGTTATGTGGCAATCCTCATGTAGCACTATTTTGTCGCCTGTTCTTACTTCTATTTCACAGTAGGGCTCATTCCAGAACAAAACCTTAATGTCTTTTTTGTTGTGCTCATAGAGTTTGGTAAAATGACGCGCCTCTTTTCCTAAATCTTTTGGAGGCGTCAAATCCAGATAATGAGTTGGCTCCGGTACTTCTGTGATTTGATATTTGGTTGTCTCTTTCCATTCTGGTATCAACCCCAATTGACCAGCTGGTTTTAAAAGACAATCATAATCTGGCTCCTGTCCAGAACATGACTTAAGGCATGGAAGAGTTTGTTGAATGCATTTTTTATTCATGCACATCCATACTGTTTTTGACATTTTCAATCTCCTTGGTTGTGTGATAGTTCAATTAATCGATCCCACTCTTTTTCGTGGGATTTGAGTTGCGCCTGAGTCGCATCAGGTGGAAGTGCTACCGAAAAGATTTGATCCGCTTCAGTGCTCAACCATGCTGTTTTTTCGACTGGGATTCTGCCGCCCATGATACCGGTCCCGCCTTTGTGGTTTTTTGACTCTGAATGACACCAGCGTTCCGAGCCGGTGACATATCCAAGGTGTCTGCAATGGCGCTCTTTTGGTGGCGGCTGTTTTTGCAGATTCTTTTTCCGGCGCTTTTCTGGTTTTGGGAATGCAGGAACGTCAACCGCTCTGTCTTTAATGGCTTGGTATGTGTGTTTCACAGTGCTGAAAACTCTTTTTCAACTTCTGCAAGTTTGATTTGAATGCGTTTTTCTTGGGAGAAAAGGGCGATTTCAAAAAGGTCATGGTCTATCATCTTGTTTTCCCCGTATGCCCTTACAGCGCATTTATCTGGGTTCCTTTCTCCTCTGGCTCTAATTTCTTCCACCTTTTCAAGTTGACTTTTGAGTGCTTTGATTCTTTCAGTTAACAGATTTGCTCTCTCAAGTTTTTCATTGTCCATTTTTATCCTTTTTTGATTGTTTGATACCCATAGCCCTGTGATAATCGGGATATTTAAATTCAGAATAACACTCAGGAATATTTTCACTGGCGCACCAATCATAAATAGTCCTCCTTGATACACCGCAAGCGATAGCGGCGTCTTTCGATCTCTCATATACATAGCCATATATAAACCAACGCTTTGACGTCCTCCTATTTCCGCCGTTAACTTTACTGGTTGCCCACCTAACGTTTCCAGGCTCATACCCTCTGTTGTTATTGATTCGGTCTATTTGGTGCTTTTTGCTCGGTGATGGCCCAATGTGTTTATAAAAAGCAAGGAAGTCATTTATCCATAATGTCGAAATATTGATTCCGCGACCTCCATAATTATGGTAGTCTGGGCTTTTCTTATTTAGGCACCTTTCTTTCAACTTACACCAGGCGGCATGTTCTTTTGTGTGCGACATGCCGTGTTTTGTGTTTGCGTTTTTGGTACTTTCTTTATTTAGGCACCCGCAACTTTTTGTTACCCCTTTTCTTAATCTATACCCAACAATTGACACCGTATTCCCACAATCACAAAGACACTCCCAGTAAACCTTTCTATTCTTATGAGAGTCTTGCCGAATAACTGTTAGCCGGCTAAACTTTTGTCTCGTTAAATCAATAAACCTATTTCCGCGTTTCATCTTTTTTCTTTTTCCCTTCTCTGATGAAATACAAGTCCAGACCCATGCGGACAACAACGGACATTTTCATCCCTGTTTCCTTGCAGTGATCTCGAAGTGTCTTCGACCTCTCGTCGTCTATGGTAAATGTTTCTCGTTTCATAGTTATAACTTATATGAATTATTATGAATAGTCAAGCTTTAATTATCAAAAATTCAAAGCTATTTCCATTTCCAACTCTTCCCTGGTAGTATCTGGAATAAAGTATTTAAGAACGATATTGACCGCCTTATTGTAAAAAGCGTTAAATTCGTCCTCATCCATCGAAACGAAAGAGATTGACTTAGGGACATAGACCACAACCCCTTTCATCGTGACGTGCTCTTGATAGTGTCCTGTCCTAAGTTTTATCTCTGTCAGAACATCGTTGAGCGTGTCGTATTTATCTTGATTTTCAAATACGATATTGAAGAGGGAAAAGGCTTTTTTGTGGAAACGGTAATTCCGGGGCTTTTTTACTTCGCAACTCAGGACTTCGCCTTGCTTCCACTTTTTCAGGACTTCGGCGGCTTCATTATCAGCTGGTTCCAGTTTCGATAGATTTTTGCGTAGATAAATTTTCATGTCATTGATTCAAGTGATTGCATTGCATCGATAAATTTGTACATGAATCTTTCTTCCTGCTCGGTTGTCTCACTCGGGAACGCCAACATAGCTTCTGAAATATGCGATATATGCCCGGCAGAGAAAACTTTAAATCCCATGATCTCAGGTATTACAAGGGCATTTTCAAGAACGCCCTGGTCGATTAACAATATGGCCTTGCTGAGATCAACCTTAAGACCTGTCTCAGTTTGTACGTCTCTCAGAGCTTGCCCGATTATCTCAACTATTTTTGTTCTTTCGATCATATCTCCACCTATTCTGATTTAAGATTATCGAATAAATTAAATATCTCTTCGGATGTTCCGAAATACTCCAAGGCGGCATCAACTCCAAACTCCCTGATAGCCGCCTCGAACTTTTCTACTCCGGTACCATATAGGATTTCTTCATGTCCGCAAGTTTCGCATTTGTCTAATTTAACGATAGACATATCTCTACCTATTCGAGTTATTTATCATCCGAGTGAAGAAAATAGTGCATCATCTCAATGAATTCTCGACCTTTTTCGTCAAGATCATCGACCGACATAGCTATCCCCAAATGCGACTCAGGATAAATTTCACCCATCTTATTGATGAGCTTGGCCAGCGTGTCGGACATACCCTCGGAAAGAAGATCGATTATATCCTCGGGCTTGATTGCGATTTGATGAGACTCAGTAACCATTGCGATTATTTCTTTTTGCTGGCCGTTATTTTTGTGAGACTCTGTAATTTTCATATCTCTACCTATTGAGGTTATTAAAATTAAGCTGCAAAAACTATTTCCATTTTATTTTCAATGGCACTGATCATCTTAGCGCCAGCGGTCAAACCGATCTCAAGCTTTTTGTACTTTTCAAGATCAGGAAGAACACGCTTGATAAAAATAATCTTGGCAAAATTAGGATTATAGGCCACAAAATCACACCACTCCTTTTCGCAAATCATCATCTGCATTTGCATCTGCCAGATATCTTCCGGTTTCAGAGTCTCTTCAGTCAGTAGCCTGAAATACTCCTTATCATCCCTGGCTTTTATTTCTGCCATCCCCCAATGCCCAACAAATAAATCAGGGGAACATCCTGAAAATTCGTCATGGATTACGAATCCTATTTTCTGGACTTCGTTTCCAGTTTCGGCAGCATAAACAAAGGCCGCTGAGTCTTCAAGATCGTTTCCCCTTTTGGTATGGTGGTTTTGAAAATGATCAGGTTCAGCAATTGAATAATATTCCTGCATCATTTCCCTGGTATAAGTCACTAGCCCTTTTCCATTGGCAGCTATTGCCTGGGCGTGACTTGCAGACATACGTTTTTCTTTCAGCTTCCACCATTCCGGGGATTTCTGATCAACGTTAACTATCTGCATTCTGCAACTCCTTGACTATTTTATCTTTCCTGATTGCAAGTGCATCAACAAAGACTTGTGCAAATTTGTCGCGCTTGGCCACCTTCAGATGTTTCTGATAGTAGTCAACCGTGTCTTGTACGGTTTTAAGGGCTTCAATCTCTCCCTTCATTTCGATAGGAAAGCCGGTTGGCTGGTCAAGATCATAGTTCTCGTTGTCCAGTTTTTCAATACCCTCGTAGATATCATCAAAATGCTTCTTGCAAGCCTTTTTAATGACGGTCTTAAGGCACATTTCAATGAACCACTTTTTCCAGATATAATCAGTTTTTGCGACTTCCCTGTGCTTTTTTAGTTCATCCGAGCTTAACGTGGTGATGAATTCGCCACGTTTGTTTTTAATAACACAGTAAGCGCCAATGACTTTATCCTCTTTTTTGGAACTGAAAGAGTTTTCCATTACATGGGTGTAAAGGACTTTCCCTGATTCTTTTTTAGGGCTGAATTGATCCCCATCGTAAACGATATCCATGTCAATTTTTGACTCTGGGTAGGCCATCAGCATCTTGTTTCGATAGGCTACATAATCATAACTGACGCCAGTTGCAAGAAGTGTGATATGGACACCATCAAAAGTCATTTCAGACAAAGACACAGCCTTAAAAATATCTGCCAATTGTTGATCACTTCTGTGCTGCATCCATGGGTTTTTTGGTTGGTTGTCTTTCTTTTCGTTCTCAAGGTTCCAGCAGTATTTTGAAAAAACCTCTACGGCTGCCTGGTCGAAATCTTGAAGTAGTGCTGTTAGTGCTTGCGGGTTCAATTGATCTCCTGTAGGATAGTGGTTGTGTAGCGTTAGATTACGGCTTCGTCATCTTCAGAATGGCGAAGATTATTTATTCCCTCGATCACCGTTGCGATAGCGATCATAGCGCAAAGACAAATATTTTCAGAATGTCAGTCATGGTTCAATCTCAAGTATCCAGCCTTTGCTTTTAACCTGCGAAATTATGCCGCAAGCAGTCGGTGGTTGGCCATTTGATTTGTTTCCATTTCCGTCAACATCCACTGAAAAAAGCGTTTTCCCATCAGATTCACGTATCAATGAAAACTTTCCTCTGTGGTGATCCCATTTGGCTATATCTCCGGGCTCTGCGTGTGCGACATTTGGCCAGATTGGATATGTGTTTTTAATAACTTTCATTTATCCAACTCGTTTATAAGTTTGTCAGCCATCCAAACCGCATCAACAACCTTGGCTTCACTGTCCTGTTTTGGATTGTTTAGCAGGATGTATGATTTAAGAATTTCTAGCGCCATTTCTGCCCGCTGTGCTTTTTCCCAATCTTTCATGATTCCCCCAAAAGTTTCTTGATATCACTGTCATAATAACCAGCCATCCAAAAGAACTTTCCTTCTGTTGGCTCGATATTGTGTTCGGTTTTCAAATGTTTTTCCATGCTTGGAATGCACCCTCGGTTCTCCGGCGTGTACCCGCAAATTTTGCAACGGTATTTAGTTGAGTAGACAACTTCAATATGTTCCGCATCTTCGAACATTTCTTTTTGCTTCTCTGTCATCGGTTTGTGTCCGTTCATGCATCCCCTTTGAATTTATCAATATCCAATGGAAACAAAACGTTTTGACCTCTCTGAATATCATTCCAGGCATGGTACATTGCCCATGCCCAATTTGTGACCTGATCTTTTTGTTCGGTCAGTTTTTCAAGCCTGCTTGACATTGCGCCTATTTCACCCTTTGCAATATCGCTTGATGCTTCGGCAACTTGACGAACAGCTTTATCAAGTGGGGTTGACGGTTTCTCAGGAGTATGGCTAATTGAACCATATGAACCCATGCTTGTCATTCCCTCTACGATCTGGTCTGCAACGTTTTTGATAATTTTATCATTGCATGACAGATAATCGGCTATTTCTTCAACTTCATCAGGACCGAGTTTTTCAAGTATGTCTCTAAGGTCAAGAGTCACCTTGCCTCGATCAAATGTAACTTGGCTCATTTCGCCTCCGTTATTTGTTCACATAAATCCTTCAGAGCTTCATCTTTCGTTGATCCTGATCCGCTGAATTCGCCTAAATCGATGGTATAAACTCCTGATGTGGCTAGTTTTGTCATCAGAATAGTGCAGAGCCAGGATTCCATGATTTCTGATTTGGAATAGATGGAAGGGATTGAATCGAATATCTCGTGGGTTTCTTTCTCGAAATATTCAGGTGGTACAGTGCTATCATACCGTCTTTGCGCTGATTTGAATTGATCGCTCATTACGCCCCTAAATAAGTTTCAATCGTTTCTTTCACATCATCCCGCATCGGGGTATTGCCATCCAACATGTTCATAAAATGGGAATACGTTATACTGTTATTAGCCCTAACGTAGTTCGCCCAGAACCATTTAAACTTTCTGTCAATGTCTGGCAATTTCAACTTCATCATCAACTTTTCTTTCATTTCTCCTCTTACGTTTAATTAATGTGTTGATTAATAATAATATGAATTATTAGTAAAAGTCAAGCTATTTTTTTCAATTTATTTTTACTAAACAACCACACTTCCCGGCATGTCTCAATATCAAACATTCCAATATGACATTTATCTTTTGTAATTCCCAGGAAATCGGCCAACATTTTATATGATTCTGTTCTTGTGAAATGCTTTTTCTTCCACAGTCGGTCGAATTCCTTGTGGGTTAATTGACGGGCTTTTTTAAGTTCTGCATTCGCCAATGTTCCAAGAGGCTTATCGGTTCCTTTATGACATCCAACGTGGGCATCGCACCGGTAACAAATCCACATTTTGCCATAGCTTCGATATCGGTAAATATAAATAGAATCAATTAGCTCTGCTTCTTGATTGCAATATGGGCAAATTGGTATCATACCGATGCAGTCTTAAATTCAGGGTGTTGATCGACATTGGCCGTACCATCCCGCAAGTCTTTGATGAGTTCTTTTTCCTGACCGATAGAGCGGGTTTTTACTTGCCAGTTTGCTGAGTTCTTGACCATTTGGGACCGTTCATCCATCAGGCGATTGATGCGTGAGCTTGCCTTAATGATAAGTCGATCTTTGTATGTTAGATTTTTCATCAGAACCTCAAATTGAATCTACCTGAATAAGGGGCCTTTTCCAATCTCCTGTATAGATTCGGAGGTTGTGAAGGCACTGAGAAAGTGAGATAAAACTTTTTGGTGTGGACTTCTTTCATGTGCAACATTCCTTCTCTGTCCCAGTTTATAAAAACGATTGGGAATGCAAACAGAATTTCTGGTATTTCAACCTCTGGAGAATAGGTTTCTAAATGAATGACATCGATGTCTTCAATACCAACATATCCTCCGGTAGAGGATTCAATTAATTCTACACCAGCTTGTTGGATTTCTCGCAGGCATTCGTCAGTTGCTCCGGTTCCGTGTGAGTCTGTACTGGTAATCACATAAACTTTTTCTTGCATTTATCAGGCACCTTAAAAAAATATTTGAGTCAGAGACCAGAAAGCAAATGCCCACCCGCACAGGACCAGAACGCCGCCCGTCATCCAATAAAGCGTGTCATTCCACCATGTCAAAACGAGAATAGTCAAGATTGAGAAAATAAAATTGGCAAACATTGTACTACGTTTTTAAATTGTCCGCTACGTTTAGAGATTAGAATCGCTTTAAGGGCTTTTTGGGGACTTCTGAAAGTGAATTTTTGATATCCTGCCATGCGTCTTCGTATTTTGCTTTTTCATCACCAGAACAGGACTTGCAAACATAAAGATCAGCCATTTCAAAACTGATATTTTCAGGCGTTAGCTCTATGCCGCATTCGTAGCAACATTTCTTTTTTACTGCAACCCCGTGAGGGATTAGTTCCAGAACCTTCCATCCGTTGCATTTATCGGCACAGACACGGCGGGTTATTCCTGGGCCGTGGTAGCTTCTGACTTTTCCGCCGCAATCTGGACAGGTTTCGATTGTCATGCCGGTTTTTCATTCAGAGTAACTTCGTCGACCATGCGTATAGCCTCATTAAATCCGTACTTCATGGCCTCATATCTGTCAGTGATATATAGATCCTCAAGACCGCAACCCATGGTTTCTGAATTATATTCAACGTCAGATAGCACAGTATCAAGGGCACTCCATGCAATTTTGTCCTGGTCATTTCTGGCGCTCATGATTGCGCCTGCTATTTGAAAGAGATTACCATCAACCGCACTTATTTCCGCCCCGTGAAGTCTGCAATACTCCATTGCTTCGCCGGCTGTTTTGAATTCACCCATGCTGGTTAATTCTTTGACGCGAGTATTGTCCTTTTCTTCTCTGACTTTTTCCAGCCAAATAAAAATACAACCCACTAAAACTGCCTGCTGAACGTTGGTTAATGCACATCCTGATTTTCTGAATGTGCTTTCTATTGAATCTATGATTTCGTTATTTGTTTTCACAGGTTCTCCTTATTCCAATTTTTCACAAAAATAGTTTGATCTCTCCTTGAGACGTTTTTCTAGTCCCGGGATTGACATCAAATCAAGATCTTTGATTCTCTCGATGATATGTACATCTTCATTAAAAACATGATCGATCTGGTTTTCTATTTCGACTATGCTTTCGATGAGATTATCTTTTCTGCTCACGCTTTACCCTTTTCAATTGAAATACCCATTAAAAAACCTCGTGCCAAATCAACGGCTCCGCCAGTGCAAATATCATAAAATCCGCATTTATGGCAGTGCACGTTGAGGCATCCACGGTCATTGACTATCTGCTGAGCCTGTTCTGTTAGTTTTTGTTTTTCGGAAAGTCCCATGCTTTCTTCTCCAAATCGTTTTTATCACTCAGTGAATCAAGTCTGACAGTCTTCTTTTTTCCGTAAAGCTCAATCAATGCCGATTTTTTGCCACGTAGCTCAATGAAAGTGCATGGTGTCCTTGTTTTATTTACATTGTTCCAGTAGCCAGGGTCAGCGTAAATTATTCGATCATGTTTTTTAAATGTTAATTTCTGACTCATTTGAATCACTCCCACATATGGCGCATTTCGTCTTTTGGCATCCAAAGAACACCTCTTATTTCACCTTCCCAGCTTACAGAATGGTCCTGATAAGTCACTTTATGGCCTCCTGTCTCTTTGCATGAGTCTACCCACCATATTTCCCACTGTTCAGGCCATGAATCAATACCTTGATAAAATATCATGTCTCCCGTGTGATTTTATTAGCCGGAAAATTTGCCTTTGCTTTTTTTAATGCAAAATGAATAACGCTTGATATAGTTCGACCCTCGTTTTTTGCTATCTTGCGAATCCAATCGATTGTTTCCTTATCGGTTCTGGCGCTTACTTCTTCGCTTCTCGGTGCTGTTTTCATATTCCTTTTTTGATTGTGTTTGGGATGTCAAGTCCCTTTTGTTTTAGGCTCTCACATTGACAATTTGAACCTTCCGGTTTTGTTTATGGTTGCCATGATTTGAATGTATAGGAGTTACACTTATCTGTCAAGTAAAAAACACCTTTCGGTGAATTTATTTTTTACTCGTCTTTCGGTATGTTATCCGTAGGCCCCTCGTAGATTTCAATTGGGTATAGCTCCCCGCCCCACGATGAGTTGATTAGTTCTGTTCTCTCTGTATCACCACCATAAATAGCCCACAAGACCCTTGACTGGCCTTTGTACTTTGCAAAATAGTGGTTCTGTTCGTTCAGTTCTCCCACTTGCGCCAGTTTCATACATTTGCCATACATCTCGATCATAAATATGAACAGCTTCTTTCTCCCGCGTTCATCTTCATGATAGTTTAACATATAGTGGCATTTAACCAGCTTTGGGGGCTCTTCTTTATCTTTATTGAACGGCCAAATAGCAAGCGCCGGGAATGATATCAATATGATTATGATTGAAAGGAGTAGTTTTTTCATCTTGAAAGGGGGAATGATATTCCGACAAATCCGCCGACGTGTGAGGGGTTCCCGTCATTTTCTGCCGCTGTTGGGATTTCTTCTTTATCTGATGCCACCCGGACCCACTTGACCCCGGCGAAAAGATAGTTGCCTGCCCATGGTTGATTAAATTGTAGCCCTACCTCTGTCATCATGCCCAGGTCAGAAACGTCTTTCCCGTCCGAGTCGGTGGCCTCTATTAGTTTGCCCCACCCAAAATAAGCTTTCAAAGTCTGGAATAAATAAAAACCAGCGCCGACAAACCCGTATTTTATATTGAACTTTTCGTCGTATACTGCATCCAATGACTGATTTATCTGGTAGCTTCTTTGGCCTAGAGTCCCATACCAGAAAGCCCTTGGGGATAGGTTGTGGACCACTGTTGCTTCTAGGTTGCCCGGAAAATAAAAGTCAAGTCTGTCGCCACCCGGGGTTTCAGCGAGTCCGAATCTTACCTCTAATTCTAAATCAAAGACATTTTCGCCCCTGTCAACATCGCCCCATGGTGTGTTCGGGTATGTCTGGCACGACTTTTGATTAACAGGATTGTACTCACTGACAGTTTCCCTTATCTTCTGCCCATAAGAGTTTGAAAGTCCACCAGCAAAGACCGGGAATGAAAGAAAGGAAATTAGAAGTACAAGGATAAGCTTTTTCATGGGATCCTCGTTTTTAATTGACAAAAATTTAACTGTTGAGTATACTTTAAATTAAACCCTAACATAAAGCAATATGAAAATTCTAATTTTAATTATTCTCTTCCCGGCAATCGCCAGCGCTCAATATTTTGAGCCGTTTACGACTCAGGATTACGTGCTGCAATCTATCTACACTGCTGTAACCGTAATTGACTGGGCACAAACTAAGGATTTCGTTTCCCAGGGAATTGAAGAAAGAAACATTATCTTAGGTAAATACCCCTCACAAGACAGAATAGATATTCTTATTTTTAGTGCCATCGTTGTGCATGGTTTGATTACTTACGCCCTTCCGAGAAAGTATCGTTTTTACTGGCAATCACCTTGGATTGTCACTGAATATGTTGCTGTTTGCTATACTAAGTATGATATGGAATTGCATGGTTACAAATTAACAAAAAACCCACCTGGTAATTGTGAAGGTGCCCATAAAATAGAAATTATTATAAAATTTTAGAAATTGATTATTTATTTTATGCAGCGTACCATATAGTTACCCATCCACGGTTATAAGATGGATCATTAAAACTACCGTTATCTAACTGACCGCTTGTTAGTCTTAAAATATCTACAGTAGTAGTGGTAATGTACCTAACCCAAACCTGCATTTCACCATTAGTTATAGATGAGGACCCACCAGCAGCATAATATATACTATCTTGATCATTTCTGATCAAAATATTAACACTTCTAATATTAGCAAGAGTCAGCCCATGTGGTACGGCAATGTTTCCAGTCGTATCCATGTTCCAATTACCGATATTAATGATCTTACATTTCAATCCATTTGCAGCAACTCCTGCTTGATCTTTTACGCTGTCGACTTCATTAATAGCGTTGTTGTCTCCTGATATTGTTTTATTTGTAAGTGTTTCAGATCCTGCTTTAGTTGCAGCGGTCGCTTTGTCGTAAACATCAAGATTTGTTCGAGAAATTGCTTTACTAGCTACATCATTTAGGTTTTCACTTTTTTCCAATCTCTTGTTTGAATCAATATCTGCTAAAACTTCTGGAGTAAGCAACAAAGACCCTGAATCAGTCAAAACTTTCCCAATCGGCTCATAAAAAGTATAATCAGCCGGTAATGTCGGTGTAGTAGCACTCAATGAAAACAATCCTGCCTGCGTGTCTGTGGTAGGGTTGTATATCACGTATATATAATACAAAGTACTCGCTGCTACCGATCCCGTGTCAAGTCCATTTGCGCCCGATGTGGTTATATCAGCTGTTAGATTAACTGCATCCGCTCGGAATGTTTCACCATTTACGTTTTGTATGGCTATGTTATCAGCGTCAATGTCGGTTTGAATATTTGGATTACCCGCGTTTTGAATAAGGATTAGGTTTTTCCAGATTCCGGGAATGGATTCTGGGGCCAATGTTGTTGCTCGATTAATAAACCCATATTTACCGGACCCGGTTATCACTTTCCCGGTATCGCTGACATTTATATCAAAAAAACAATCATCTCCAAATATCAAATCTTGTGAGGAATTATCAAGCGTAATACTTGGATCGGATATTACCTTTAATCGATCAATGGCTGATAAATCGAAGTCATTTGTTAATGTGTCTAGTCCGATGATATAAACTCTGTCATCGTCATCCAATACCACTATGTTGTCGTCTTTGTCGCGTAGCGTTTGGTCTGATGATTGGTATTTTAACGTACAATCATTTAAGGCTAATTGTGCAGCCGTCCCGATTACATGATCCTGCTGTATTTCGAATAGAGCTTGATTGAAATATTTATCAAATATTCCATTCCCACCGGACACGCCGGATCTTTTCAGCCCGGTCGGTACGGTGTCCCTTTGTTCTGGGTCTATCGCGAATAATTTTCTTCCACTCATATTAACTTATGTGTTTGATAAATTTACCGCCGTCGCTGCCGTCTGACAATGTTGCAAATCCTGAGCCAACAGGCACGCCACCATCAGCAGACGTTGAAAATAGAAATACAGGGGTGTCTTGTAACCCAATATCTAATCGTACCCCCTGAGCCCTGATTGATTGCATCTCTCTGTCTATTTCTTCCTCGTTGGTTACGTCGTCTATTTCGTCTACAATTGCATACAGTGCAAGCGCTCGTGGGTAAAAAAATTCATGGTCAACTCTTGACGCTCCTGACAAGTTTGTCAATGCCTGGATTAATACTTCGTGTTGTCCTGCCTTCCTTAATTTTGCTGGAAGAATTTGCAAAAAAGACCTGTACTGGTCATCTGTTCTGTTGTTCCTGTCTCCTTGATCTCCGAAAAATTCCCCGAGTCCGTCTAACTGAACGCCGTCAGCGGTGGATATGGCACGCTCATTAATCATCTGATTCAGAACGTCCTCAAGTATCTGGATTCTGTTGGCACGTATCTTGATTACTTTGTCGATGTTGGTTTTATTTTTAAACCGCTTGACCATCCTGGCTTGTGCGGCTTCGACATTATCTGTTATGGGTTCAAATGTCATGTGCTAATTACCCCCACGTCAGGCGTATCAATATTTGCAAAATCAGTAGGGTCAATAACTATCGGGGCCGTGTTTGACGGTGAAGCAGATGTATCGAATTTAAGTGATGTTATTGTAATTATGCCGGGTACAAGAGCCGTTATTGACCCTTTTAAAAATTCAGGCCATAAATCTTGACCTGGATCGAATTCAATTAACGCAAGTGCGGCTTTGACTTGATCGTCACCTGTGGCAGGATATACTGGACCTTGAAATATATCTGTATTTGTCGTCAACTCAACGTCAACCCACGTTCTAAGCTCTGTCAGTCTTGAGAATTTTATTGTAACGTCGTTACCCTGCGAATCTGTGACAATCTCAGTGACGTTCCCGAATGTTTGAATCCCCGAAGAAACGGCATTAAATACACCTTCCGCCACGTCCTCATCTGTCCCTCCGGACGCAAAACATTCGACGGTGCCGGGTTCGCGTCCTTCTGAATCTACAATATTTGATGTATTTTCAAATACAGAGGCGGCTGTAACTCCTGACACTTCCAAAAGTATAGCAATGATTGCCTCTCTAAACCCACCGCCTGCAATACTAACCGTTTCGTCAACTCTTTCTCTTACCTCTGGGTCCGTCTCTGCATCAACTCCAAGTACCGCGTCGTCTGCATTTTCGGCGGCCACTACTCCAGGGACTGAACCCGATATATTTCTGAGTGTTCCAGCAAGTGCTATGACCGGGCCTGTCTCTTGAGCTTCGAAAGGTATTGGTGTTGCTTCATGGGCGTTTATTGAACCAGTTGCAGGGCTGACAGCTCCGGAGTCAACCACATAGTCAAACGTGGTCCCGGTTACTCCTGATATTTCGGTTAGGATATTGTATTCTGATTGATCAGCGCCTTCAATAAATACAAACGATCCATCTATATATGAATGACCACCTGATATTGTGACCGTCGCGAGACCTACTGATTGCGTGATGCTGGTTACAGATTCGGTTCCAATACTTCCGAGTGTTGCGGCTGCCGGGTTCTGGAATATGGCGGTTGTTTCATCAACCGTCACCTTTAACGCCTCGGCCGCAATAGCCTGGTTTACTGTTCCCCTGACGTACTCTGTGACGGTTGAATTCGTGGCGACTTGTCTTGAGTGTCCGGTTATTTCGAGATTAAAATCGAGATTGATACCTTGAGACGTGCTTCGAAAACCGGATGAGTAACAGAATTGAATAGCCTCTTGGAGTAACGCCTCGCGCTCAGCGTATACACCTATCTCCTTGCCAGCCAGTGCATTATCAGCAACATTAAAAGAAGCCCCGAGCTCGTCCCTATAGTCCTGTTCAACCTCTAATTTTATCTCTTCTAAGCTCTGAACAGATAATCCGGTTTCGTCAAATTCAATTGGCATTATAGTGTAACCTCAAGTTCAATCACTCCAAATTCTGTAAGTGCTTCGATATCTACGACTAATTCTGTTTGACCCAGATCAAGTTCGAATTTGTTCAATGAAATAACTCCTAACGTATTTTCTGATGCTGCGATTAATTGTCCTTCTTGAGCCGTGGTTATTGTTTTGGCTCCCATTATTCCGGCGTCATTATCGAAAAACAGTATGCCCTCATCGAAATTCAGAAACCAATCTTTTTTTGATAGCTTGAGATTTGTTTCCATCTGCTGTTTAATGACTTCGGCATCTTCGACAATGACGAATGAACCGTTTTCAATGGCTCTATCCCCGCTTGCATCAAGTTTGTAATCGGTATATGTTGCCATTAGTTTATCAGCGTAGCAAGTTTTTGGGCGATTGCCTCGTTATCTGTTTTCATCGTCGCTAAATCAGTCAATATTTTACTGTTTGTTCCTGTCGAAGCTGTACCAGGATTATCAACGCTACCACTTAACTTGTCTATCAATGTGTTTTGAACTGTTAGCAAATCTTGTATTAGTGTCGGTATGTCAGCCGTCTCTGACCCTATTTCAAGTTTCGTGCCAGACATTACTTTTATTTCTGCCGTGTCGTCTTTCGGCGGACTTGTCCATGCCATCAAGTCAGGATACAGCCCTAAAACCGCAACGGCGTCTGCATAATAAAACTTTCTTCCGTCAGTGGGAAGGACATTGCCTCCGGTCTTTTTCCAGTTGGCTAGATAGTTATTTGAAATTATCAGCCCGACCCACGACCCAATTAACGATTTATCATCCGTTGGTGGCCTGATAATAAATGTGTTTGTCCGTCCAACCATCATCAAAGGGATACTTTGTATCGCCCTTGGTTTGGCTAGATTCGTTTCCGGGTCAATCTGCAAGAAAGCTGAAACAACATCAACCACAACCGTGTTAGGGTTTACAGGTGATCTTTTAACCTTCGATATCGTAGCAGGGAAGAACGTTGACACTTCATTAAAAAGAACACGCTGAACGACTGATTCAATCGCATCCTCCATGCTCTCTGAGTTTTCTTGTGTCACCCTGTAACCTGTTTTAATAAATCAATAAACTTTGTTGTCACGCTAGTTTTAAATTCTCCCTCCCTGTTATCGCCTGAATGGATAATTTTACTAGACACCGTTATTCCTGATCTCTCAATACCAGCCGCCCCGCCGCTTGCAATTGCCAACCTGTCTGTCGTTGTTGATATCACTTTTACCGGATCATTTATTCTATATGTGGCATCGAGTCTGGTCTCATATTCAAGTCCACTAGTAGTTGCCCTCGGTGCGCCGATAAGACCATTTATTTCTGATACAATCTTTGTTTCTCTGCCTTTCGTCGGAAGTCCTAGCGGGTCAAATGATACTCCAGCATCATCCCAATAGACAACTATTCTACGTGGTAACCCTTTACTGAATGCTGTCAGAATTGAATCAAGCGTTCCTTCAATGAGTTCATCTTCGTCATAAACAGCACCCGCTAAGTTGGTTCTTAGGGCTGTGTCTTGTCCGGATTCGATAATTCCACCGGCCTGTCTTATTATTGATAGTACAGCATCTGCCTTGGATTGTCCAGCCGCGGCTTGATATGTTATCGGCCTACGCATTAATTCATAATAAATATTTCTACACTCAACCCTTGTTATATAATCAGGGGCTTCGAACGTGGTTAAGGCTTGGACCACAACACCTGAGTACATTTGTTTGGGACCGTCTTCAATAAACCCGCCCTTGATTGTAACCTGTGGACCGAATTGGGTTGCGAAAGGATCGAATTTAAAATCAATTGCCCCGGAGTGTTCTTCGCTCAGATTATATATTTCAAGTGATGCGCTGTTTGGTTCGCTGGAAACCTGCTTTTCGACTTGGAACTTTACAAATATTTGAGGCTGGAATAAAGCGAAAGCGAGTTCATTTATTGTAAATGGTGCTGAATCTTTTGGGTTGAATGTTACTTCTAAATGCCTGGTACGTGTCATGTTACAGAACCCGTGCCCGTCCCGTTTATAGTGTCAGGCGTCGTTACCACGGTTGCCACGGTACCACCTTTCACATATGTATCAATGGCATCTGCTATAGCATTGGCGACTGTTGTGTCTGCCGGCTGTAACCCTTGCCCGTGTGCCGCTGCGAATGCGTTAGCTATCGCTGTTCCGAGTGCTGCTTTATTAAGTGCCATTTGATTCTGTATAGTTAAAGGTTATCCGTCCGCCAAACGTGTTTCGGGTGGGGTCACGGTTAAGTCCGTCAAAATCAAATAGTCTCAGTTCGCCCGGGGGAACTGCTAAATGGTGAAGCTGTTGGATCATATCAACACCGTTTTGAACAGTTATTCCTCTTGCCGCTTCCCCGATACTCAAAATGAATCTGTCCGGTCTTGACAAAAATTGAACCGTGAAAGTGTAAGTCACATCTTCAAGGGTCTTTTGGAATGACCGATAAAACTTTCTGTCTTCTGAGAAGTTGGGCAGGTTAAATAATATATCGGCCATTAAATAACCCCAATCGGAATAACACTGGTTGCTGAATGTGCAATACTTGAGTCAACTAAAAGAGCCGCCGCCAATGCAGCAAGACCCAAATCAGTCAATTGAACCTCAACGAATTTGATAGTTATTTTAATCGATTTACCGTCTGATGGTTGCTTGCTCGGATTAAGTTCCTGGATATGCATATTGATATATGATCTTAGACCGAGAACAAGAATCAATGAGACCTTGAGTTTCTGCCATATTCTTAACTGAGCATATATAACACGGTGCCGACCTTCAAAGCTACTAACCCCGTCTTGTAGTGGGGTATCAGTTACCAATATATTCAACTCTACTTCGTCCGGTTGTTCCTGTGCATGGTCTGATCCAAATCTACCAGACTCAACGGGGTAACGAGTATACCTGACAACAGAACTATGATTTTCTGAGTTTAAAGAATCAATCAAAATAGGGATCCCGGGCCCTATGATTATTGACCTCTTTCCAGTTCCTCTTGTGAAACTCATTTACTAACCGCTGGCTGTACTGTTGTGTTAAGTGCTTGAGGGGTTTCTCTTCTCTGACTGTTTTTAATTATCCGGCTTGCCATTTTTGATTCGACGGCTCGGGCTGTTTCTTCAGGGTTTTTCGCCTCGGTTATATTAAACGTTGTGTTGTTTGTCGTGTCACCTTGCTTGTTTGTTGTGTTGACCTGACTTTGTTTTGTGCTTCCCACAGCCGCGCCGAGTAATCCGGCGTTAGGGTCTCCGAATATATTTCTTAAAAAGCCCTGCTTAATTCCGAAGAACCCCTTGTCGTCCTTTTCTTTTTCGTCCTTTTTTTTAATAATATTCCCGGCCTCGTCAAAGTCTAGTTCGCCACTAAACCCTGACACAAATTTAACAAACTTAAGCAACGCCTCCCCTACTGATTCACCGGATTCTATGTCTTTCTTGAATTTGTCTATTACCCCGGTTATTTCTTGCGCGGCCTTGTTTATTCCTGGGTTTAATTTTTCACCAAGGACAACGACCGTATCCTCTGTAACGGTTGACAATCTATCAAGTGTTGCCTGACTTCTTTTAAGTACTTTAGCGAAGTTAACGTCTAGTTTTTCCTCCCCTTTGGAAATCTTCCCGCTAAGAAGTGACTTTCTAGTTTCTAATCCTTGCTGTGAAAAGTCAGTGCTTGCTTTTTTTAATGCGTCTATTTCTTCTACTTTGAAAAATTCAAACGCTACAAGTTCGTCAAGGTTGGCACCTGTTTTTATAAACGTTGAAAATGCCCTTTGAACTTCGTCTACGTCTTTTCCCAGAACCTTTGACAATTTTATGACAGTTTCAAAGTTATCTATGACAAAGTCAATATCCCCTGTCATGTTCGCGCCTATGTTTATAGCATTAAGCGCGTCCAGTTCTGACACAAGGTTCCCGGTTTTCTCTCTTATATCGTCAATTCTTTTTAGGGTGTCCTCTATATTGTCTTCTCCTACCCTGAACTCAATAACCCCTCTAGCCCCTTCAATAGTTGCGAACCCGGTAAAAATTTTAGTTGCGGCGGCTACCCCTGCGGCTATTGCAACGGCTACGACTGCCAGCGCTTTCTTTGCAACGCTTGCCATTCTCCCTGTCGCGGCCTTGAATTTTGAACCGAAATCTTTCTCGAACTTATTGAAATTTGGCTTTCCCAGCAAGTCTCTAATTTTTAGCTTACTTTTCTTGCTTCCTCCTATCCTATCTAGGCTTTCCTTGAGACGTTTAAACCTGGACTTGAATACATCGGCCCCGGTCGTATCAACGTCATACCCTAATTTTACTGTCAGACTTCTGATTGATTCACCCATTTTTAAGAAGGTCCTCTAATTCCTGTTTTTCTTCGTATGCTTTCTGTGCTTTGTGTGAATTTATGGCTTTGAGGTCTTCAACGTAGATCATTTCTAGCAAGTCGGTATAGGTCCATGATTCGATGATATTTTTTCTTGAGTCGTACCCTTCCATTACGGCGTGCCATTGGAGACTTTTTGTTTCGCCTAACTCGCTTGGTTCTCCAGTTTCTCCACTATCAAAGAGATCCTGGTGATTATTCCGGTTGATACCAATTTTTTTTTAATGTCATTAATCACCTTGCCGAAATTGTGTTCCATAATCCAGGCAACTAAGCTTACTTGATGGTGATAATTTTCTGTGAATGCCGTGTCGTAATCGTCATATTTTTCCATAACAGGAAATCTTATCCCGGACATGATAATGTCACGCAAAAGATGAGCTCCTTTTTCTGGTTCGAGTCTGTCTAAAAGTCCTGTTACCATTTTTCCATAGTTCATTTCTGAGTCAATATCTTTTATGCCTTCCCCGACCCCGGTCGCTATATGTTTTAATTGAAGCGCTATTATTGACCTCTGGGTGGCCGGCATCTCAACGATTTCATAATTAACACCGTCAATGCTTTTTGGTAGAATGTTAGCCATTAGACAGCCAAGCCCCCGCCCACGATACCTTTATAATCGTCGACCCATATCCGCCACGCCCTGTCTGTGACTGTATCGGCCACCGTGATATCTGCGTATTTCATGATACTGGCCCCGGATCCACTGCCCTCAGTGTCACCACGGAGATCGCGAAAAGAAACATCTTTTGTATTGTTTCCAGTATTGAGGTCTTCCGCATGGATGTCTGACAAGAACTTATTTGACTTTGAGTACATCGCCAGTGTGACCGTAATAATCACAGACCTGTCGTTTGACATTACCCTAGCGCCCTCTCCATCGTTTCCTTTGTAGTAGGTAAAGGCGTCCTGATTGTAAACAATGCCTATCTGGGTCCCCTTCGTGTATCCACCTACCAAGTGATCACCGAAAACAAAAGGATTCTCTGCAGGGTTGATTGTGCTTTGTGTCATTTATTCTCCTTATACGATCAGAGTTACATTAACGGTTAACTTCAGGACAGCCGAACCGATTCGGGCCGTTACAGGAATTGCATCAACGATACCTGCTTGCCTGTTTGATACAGAGGCGGAAAGAGCGTCAGGCATCTCAATGATGAAATCTTGAGTGTCGCTGAGAGGATTCAAGCCGGTTCTCCCGAGTTGGACATTCAGAGAACTTGCGATTGCTTTTCTGATAAGCTCAAAGCCTGAATTAGTGTATGGGATTTTCTCATTGGATATCTGAATATTGAAAATATCCGTCGCCATGTTCAATTCAATGAACACTCTCACATTCTCATCAACTATCTGCCTTCCGGTAATTGTGAATCCGTCAGACGTTACCGAGATATTGTTTTGCGGCTCGGTATATGTGATATAAAACTTATCTCTCAGAACTTGAATGTCTGACTCACTGTAAAGAGTCTTTGGAACTGCTACCTGACCTGCTAATGCTTTATAGGCCCATGAGCTTGTCCCGATCAGTTTTCCAAGCTGGAAACCCTCGAAAGCGGCCTCAGGGAAAAGATACCTTGCAAAGTAGTCGATTGCCCCGTTGTTAGCGTCTGCCCCGTCGCTTTCAGTTGTGGCAAATGTCCAGGTTCCATCTGTGGGAACTGATGCAACCACATGATTTCCGTTCAGGTCCGAGCCGTCTGCGCCGGAGAGAGTTACAGGATCACCGACCCTTAAACCGTGAGCCGCGTCGGTTACCGTGGCCACAAGAGAAGCGACGGTTATATCAACGTCTTCCACGTCAACCCCTGCTTCATGGTGCGCGTGAAGGTACGTGTTTGTATTACCTGATGCATTCAAGATACTGCCAAGATCCGTTTCATCGTCCGAGTCGATCATTTCTGCATCGATTTCGATTGAAGCCCCGAACATGATGTTTTTCCCAAGAGCCCAATCTGATATCTCTTCGAGTTCGGTTTCGTCTTTGGTCGTTGTCAGGAGCTGAAAGAATCCTCTGTCTTGCGCCCATATATTGTCAAGCGATGCTGTGATATTTGCATCACCTGAATCAGTCCGCGCCACCTTGAAAGTTGAATTGTGGCCGGGTTGCTTGTAATGAGCGTTTGCACATTTAGCAATCTTGGTTGTGTTCGCAAAATCAGTTAACAGGTCAGTTTCAGAAGTGTAACTCTTTGTCAGGTTGGTGATTACGTCGGTTAGTAAGGGGTCGAAAACCATCGCAATATCAAGAGACGGTGCGGCTGCCACTTTATCAGCCAAGCTGACATTTACAACGACAGCATCAAAAAGAATGGAAGCCATTAGATATCCTCGATAGTAAGGGTTGCATCGATTGTAGAGACATCAACTTCGAACGTCTCCTCTGTGTAATTCAAATTGTTATTCAAGAAAATCTCGACCGTGGCGCGTTGCTCGTTTTTATCTCCCATGAATTGTACTAATGGGGTTAAATCCGTCCAGTTCATTACGCCTATATTGTTGCTTTTCTGATAAGCCTGGCTTGAAAATGTGTTTAACCGGATAGTCATTTCTTCAGCGATTTGATTAGCTGATTTAAATCCGGAAACCTTTTTGTTTTTATTCTGTGCCGCTGTCTTTGTGTAGAAATTTACCTGAACGGCTTCGGTTTTATTGATATCTATTGTTTCAGTGTAAACGCCGGCGACGTCTAAATACCCTATTTGCTCACGCCCGTTTGCCGGGTTGCTGATTTCTTGCCAAGAACAATAAGGATTTTTAGGGGCCGCTCCTGGTTGGTTGTGTTTTATCACTTTAAAACCAACAGGTAGGAGTATTTTAAAAAAGCCCTGCAAGACTGAATCAGGTATCATCTATATTATCCGCTTCGCCACTTCTCGTTAAATCAAATTCTCTGTAATCTCCTGGCCAGTGTACCATATTACTGACAGTAAATAATCCGTCATCTACTGTGATAATGTCTTTGTTTGATACTTTGTTCCCGGGAATATCAACTGCCCATCCATGCCATGAAATTTCCTGTCTTTGTGATGGTACGCCGTCATTGAGCTTGTCAACTATCGGTTGTAAATGAACTTTGACTGTTGTTTTTGATTCCGGAGCATCAACCCATATCCCGTCATCATCATCAAAAAATCCTTCTGCCCGTTCGAATCTTTGTATCGGATATTCCCTAGACCTGCTTAAAATAGTCTTTCTTATCGATTTGCTCATGATACTTTAACGGTCGCCCCGTTTATCATTCTTGATGAGTCAATCAATGGCGTGTCACTTCCTTTTCTGTCGATTGTCGATTGCTCGTTATCCGCCAATCCTAATTCTCTTGTGACAACTCCATTCATCATTGTGTTTCTGTAAAAGTCTCCCCATACTTCTAGTGCTAACTCCGCGTCTATTTTATCATCCAGATATTTATCAGCGAGCTTAACACCCATGTCGCCTATTTCCTGCTCGTTATTATCAAACGAATCCCGCATGAATGGCCTTGCCGTCTGTCCTTCGCCTAACTCATGTATGATTGCGAGTTTAGCAAGATCAATTCCATCCTCTTCGGACTCCCCTTGTTGATAACCAACTTCGGCATCCATCTTTGTCAGAGTTTCTATTTTGTCAAAAAAGTCATCAAACCCATTATCAATGTCTATTATCTCAACACCCATCAGTTGTAAAACCCCACGTACCTATGTTTCATTATGTGCCAAAAAGAACGCCCATATTGAGTTTCCTGGATAGTCATGTCAGGGGGTGGGTTGTTAACTGCCAACGTCACCCCCGTTGATACTGACCCAATAGATTCACTGGATCTTGTTCCTTCGCCTGCGGGTGGAGTTATGGCCATATTAGCCCAATGCGAAGCATAATAGCGCCTCGCATCGAATGTGTCATCCAGATATCGAGACTCTGCAATCCGACGGTTTGTCATATTTATCACCAAGTCACGTTGAGCCGGTGTGAACAACTCAAGTTCTTCGGCAATATCCTGCGCCGTGTTCTGCACATCAGTCCATGTAATATCTGGAAGTGCCATTATTTATCCGCCTTTTTTGCTTCTTTTTTGGCTTCTGCCAATGCTTTTTTGGCTTCTTTGACCACAAGCAATGCGGCCTTTTTCTCATCCGCATTAGCAGCCTTTTCAAGAGCGTCTTCTGCTTCCATTAAAGCCTTTTCAGCCTTGCCGACTTCAGACTCCTGTTTTTCATCGAACTTCGCCTTGTCCTCGGCATATTTGAGTTTTTTCTCAAGTTTCGTGATTTCACCCTTGAGACTTGAGATTTCAGACGACGCGGACTCGGCATCTTCGACAAAATCACCGCGATTCAACAGATGTTTCAATGCACTCCCATTTTCAGCCATGAGAGCGTCGAATTGATCATCGTGAACCTCAGTTTTTTTATCGGGCAAAAATTCAACCGAAAATACCTTGTCGGGTTTATCTTTGCCGACTTTAATCCTACCACTCATGACATTGGCGGATGTTAGCTTTGAATAAATCAAATGCATTTTATCCTCCTATATGCCGTAAGTTTGATCAAGAGCAACCGCGTAGCGCATTGTCACGCCACCGAATTCCATCTCTGAATCAAAGTTGAAAAGAAGCCCTTTGATTGACATCGGCATCCAAATGATACTTTCGACAACGTTTGCCTCTAGGACTCGGTTGTCTTTTGGATACACAATCATCAACTGACTTGAGCCGGTTCCCTGATCAGACAGCTCGAAAATAACCACGAAATTGCTGATTCCGTTGACTGCTGAATTGTTCAGGATGTACTGCATGATCGACGTGTCAGTACCGGACGACATACGCTCGTTTGCAAGAAAGTCGAATCTTGCTTGACTCAGAGCAACGGTCATTCCAGCCTTGCCATAAACACCGTAAGTCCTGGTTCGAACCCTGGAAACAGAATCAACGACATCGTGCATGATCTCATCGTTGGTCTTTTCTCCGCCTGGCCATGTCCTGTCAGTACCGGACGCGCCCAGCGGTGCTTGAGTATTCGTCACGCCAGTAGCGTTGATAAATCCCTCAAGTCCAAGTGCTGAGTTTCCAAGGAACATCTGAGTTTGAAGCCGTCTTGCATAACCGAGTTCAACAGCGATCAAATCTTCAGTGCTCAGAGGTACGCCAGCCATTGCAGCCTTGCGCAACTCTTGAGCTGTGTAGCCATAACCCAAAGCCCAAGAATAAACTTTATTCGAGAACTCAACGCCTTTGGCGTTTGCCCGTGGAACGTTCGTGATGTTTCCGACTGCGGTCAGTTCAGCAAGTCCGGTATGATCGATGGTTCTGTATGTAATCCGATCAGTTCCGGGTGTGAACGTCTTGATTGGAAGAACTTCTTTCCAATTGTCCAGGGGCTTATGGATCACCGCGTAACGGGTGGGATCGATCTCTTCCAACTGACGGGCAAAAACGAGCCCTTCATTTGCATCGAAACGACCGGATTTCTCCATGTTTTTGACAATCTCATCATCTGTCAATTCCCTGCTGTACTGGTTTTTGAAAGCGTTGTTTTCAATCGCCGCTTTCTCATACTCAATCACCCGAAACTGCTCCTTAAGCTGATCGAGTCTGTACGGGGTGTCTTTCCCGTCAGGATTGATAGCTTTCATAATAAAGGGGTTGGCCTTTATCTCAGCCATCAAAGTATCTAAATATTCCATTTATCCCCCTTATGTTAGAGTTGAGCCAATTCCTGCCGCGATATCGAGGTAGAAAAGGACAATGTCACCTGAGTCACCACCCTCAAGATAATATCCCGGGACTTGGCTGGCTTTGTTGGTATCCAGGTCAATTCTCCAGGTTTTGGCCGCCGAGTCGCCGGTGGTATGAGTAAAATATCCGATATCATTCTTGACCACCGTATCGCCAAGCAATACAGCGATAGTTCCCTTTCTCAGGAGCGTAATCGGCTGGTCGTCTTCGTACGAGTTGACCCCGGTGCTGAGAGCTTTCTCGTTCTGAAACTCCGACCAAATGGCGATCCCTTGGAATGTTTTCTGGGTAAAAGCAGCCTCCGCGCCTTTGACATCAATTTCCGCCGTGCTTTGGACTGCTACCTCGCCCGGCTTCATATTGGTGTCGTCGTCAAGAATTCTGACCAGAGTTTCGGCGGTTTCGAGATCAACCACTTGGCCGGCCACCAAACGATCACGGAATTCACTTACTGTTGTTTGTGTCATTATCCGTTCCTCCATGCTCTGGCTTTATCGAATGCAGACGTTTCCCCTTCTTTGCCTGGTTCGAAACTGTGGTTATCAAGATTCTCCTTGGCGGCAATCTTCTTTTTTTCATGCTTATGATCCAGCATGTCAAACGCGGCCTTGGCGTAAACAGGATTTTCAAGATCAGCATGCTTTGACTCTGGCAATTTGCCTGCTTTCTTGACCACCCCTACAATGATTTCTTCGTTGGTCATTTTATCCGCACCATCAAGCTTGTACTCGCTTGCTGTATTCAGATAACCTGACCTTTCCTTGACAAATTCATCCAGCTTTTCTTTCGGGATTGAATCTACATTCGCTCCCTCAAGCTCTGTATTCTTAGCTTCAAGAATATCGAACTTTGCCTTGGATGCTACTGCTTCATTTGTCAAAGAATCAAATTTCTCAACAGCTTCTTTCAGTGCAGTTGTGAAACGTTTCTCGCGCTTTTTCAGCTGAGTGATGACTCCCTTATATTCCTTAGGAAGCTCAACCTCTTCAGCATCAAGCCGAAAATCGCCAACCACTACCTCCGGTAGCTCCCGTTGAATAATTTCCATGATTGATTCCTCTTTATGGTTTTCGCTGATTTCCTCGGAGTCGATTCTCTCAGCTTCAATGCCGTTTATTGCGCTATTACTATCAAGACGGATACGGCATGTTTCCCCGCCCCTAGCGTTCTTCACTCTTGCTATGTGGTTGTATCTTATGTTTTTTTGACGTTTTTGAAACTCAACCCCTTCAAAGATACCCGATTCGTTTATTACATCACATCGATATCCGGCTGAAAGTTCTAAATCTTTTTCCCCTTCTATCGCTTTTATTTCTTTTCCATCAACAATTTTTAACGGTACTCTTGCATGATTTTCAACTCTAGAAACATCCTCCATTGACATTCCAAAAGTTTTATTAGCAGCGTTTTCAGGAGTAAACAGTTCAACATGATTTGATTGAGTTGTGTATGGCAGCCCCTTCAATGAATCCATTGTCTCGACAGAAAACACATCATCCGGGTGCCTTAATTCTCCCCACTCATTACCAATAGAGTCCCGGTACATGAAAACACCGGCTCTTGTCGGAGTCGAATCAACCCTCAAAAAACCGTTGCTGTCTTTTTTTGGGTCATCTACTTTGAACGCTGGAACGTTGACCTTGAAAAAGTCATACCTGATTTGGCCCATCATTTTACTCATTGATTAACTCCCGTATTCCATTGATTAGCCACTCCCAAAAGTCCTTGAATTCAGAGATATACTGACGCATGAAAAAGAAAACCAGCCCGAACAAGGCAGCAAAAACCGCTATTCTGATGATGAAATTGTCATCCCTGGTCTTTGACTCTGACTGATTTAATGTAGCTCTCTCAGCCCTTGCCAGTGCAATTTTCAACAGCATATATATGATGCCTGCCATTGCAAGGATGTTGAAATAATACCAAACTAGCCCGGTTTGAGCGTAACTAAGAAGCATTTTCCTTCCTCGGCATTCCGTAAAGTTTCGCGCCTGTATTCTTCTGGTTTCCCTTGAAGCATTGGGACAATATCACAGCAGACGTAATCAATATGTACCCGAATCCATTATCCCCAAATGGCGGAACAAATGACTCAGTTGGCCATAACATTGCGAACGCTTGCCATTGCCAATAATATCCAGTAGCCCCACATATAAAAAACTTGGCTAAATAATTAGTTGTGTAGTCCACATATCTAGCTGTGAGAAAGCAAACGATTACAAACTGCCATATGATAAGCCCAAAAGTTCCAGATTTCACGGGAACGGAACTGTCACCGAGATAACCAGTTGTTACCAGCCCGATCAAAAACCCGTTAAACAAGGCAACCATCAGAATAATATTAGGCGTTATATTATCTGTTGCGGTTCTCAGAAAATCATTTACACCCTGGAGGGCGTCATCTGCTTTGTCTTTCATTTTACCTTTTCCTCAGTGCTCTGTTTAACGTGTTGCTTAACTCTTCATCTTTTTCTATTTCGTCATGTCCGGCCTCTACATATTTCGCAATGGTTGCCAAGTCGAACTTGTTTGATCTTCTCATTGACTTGTTCGTATCATATTTATTTGATTTTGATTTCCTAACGGTTGTCATTCTTTGTCGTCCTCCACAAAGTCCTCAATTACATCTGGACCGATTACACACCTAAACCGTTTTTGATCTTCTTTATTCTTGATTCTTTTGACTCTCCATGATTTAACAAAAACCGCTTCCATTTCTTCGTCTGGCAGAAACCCGTCGAAATAATCCTCACAATAATCATCGGCTGACATGCTGAAAAAAGTCGAGTGATCCAAGTTAAGTCTTGCGTTATCTTTTCCCCTCGCCGCTGATCTCATCACCATAAAATCTTGCTCATCATATATAGCGTATGCGAATATTTTCGAGAACTTTATTTTCTTGTCAAATTCAACATTGAACTTCGATTCTAAACTTCGGACTCCCTTGGTATGGAAAAAAGGGTGCATGTTTAGTTTTGTGGATTTATGTCCTGATTCTTTTGCGAATATCTTAAAGAATCCCACATAATCATCTTTTGCCCCCGCATCCGCCAATCCACCGGCAATGTCTACACTCTTTGTATAATTCATTGTGAGTGCCATCATTGCTACTGTAAAAACACCCAAGAACATAAACCTTGCCACCTGATAACCAGCCGCTTTCTTGCCGAGTTCACATATCGTGTTCAAGAGTGGATGCCTTATCAAGAAATCAGAACGTCCTGTATCGGTGTCGAGTCTGGTCTCCTCTGTCTGATTTGTATCGCTGAATTCATCCAAATTAAATAAATTAGACATCTATCGCCCCTGACTTTTGCGCTGTTTGGATTGCCTTGTCATTTGATGCAAATTGAAAAAGTTCATCAATCGGGTTGCACTCGTATCTTGTGGATCCGCACGCTCTGGAATTATCCAGGTTGACATCATGCTTTTGTTCGTCTTTTTTGATCAGTTTGCTGCGTTCATCCAGTACCCCTGACCCCTTATCAAAAATTCTCACGGGTGCGCCGATACTTGTCACACTCAGACCAGTGTTATATTGCATGAGATAGACATCGTTATTCTTTACAATGTCCCCGTTCATAATCCCAAAACCTGTAAACATTGGCTTGGAATTGAAGAAAACAGGATCCAGCATTGCAGCACAGACAGCTATGTAAATCGGCATATCCGGAAATGTCTTTCTTGTGATTGTCATGGTCCTACGTGAAATATCCCATACCGGAATATAAACATCTTTCTGGCATTCCTTGACTGTCAGATCTCGGTCTGTTCTCCCTCCTCCAGCACTCTTTGCCTTGAAGTAATTCCGGATAACTTTTTCCGCTTTCTTCGATTTGATTCTATCATTGTCTCGGTTCAGGAGAATGGAAGACGCTATTTCAACACCGACTTGAACGTATCCTTTTCTCACGACATTTAGAAAATCGCTCAGATACCACCGATTTAATTCATCTGCACTGTAACCGAGCGCACAACTGAACGCCTGTAATGAACCGAACCCGGCACCTGAAAAAACATCAAATTCGGTTACTATTGAACCGTACCTTTCCGCGATCCTTCCTTCCAGTCTATGCTGAATTACTATCTGGCCGATTGTGCGGGTAAAATATGACTGATCGAATGAAAGCGCCTTGCCTGTAAATTTCTGGTTAAGTGTTTCCTGGCTCTTTTGAATCTCGGCCCTGAAATATTGGTTCCCCGCAATCGACTTTTTGACGGGGGGTTCATCATATTTTTTTGGTGCTGTGGTTGCTTGCTCGTCAATGATAAAATGATAACTCGCGTTCATCAGGTAGCAATCCTGAAAGGTGATTTCCGCAATGTTGTCTTCCGGTATCAGGACAATTTTAGGCGGCATTATCCCGGTTCCGGAAGTACATCTTATATATACAGGAGTACCGGCAAATTCAGATCCTACCCTGTATATTCTGCTATTCGGTATCTTGATGCGAAATTCTTGCCCTAGCTTTATCTGCTGGTTCGATTGCATTATCAATCTCGGTTATCATTGTTTTAATCTGGCTTTCTTCTGTAGATTCTACCAGGTAAGATAAATAGCATGCCACATTTTGATTTACCAGCGTTTCGTCTGAGAAAAAAGCCTCTTTCTGGTCACTGTGTCTTATTCTTAAAATTCCACCGTTGACATATAGATAATGGTGACCGTCGAAAATTAGTCCTTTTGTCCTCGGTGTTATTTCGTTCAACTCTTTCACAAAGTCCGTTACTTTCAAAGGACTTTCAAATGCCCCGGTTCCAAATAATCTGTCATTCTCGAAATATTGTGGCGGCACGCTTCTGTTGGGAGTCAGAGATTGTTCCCTTATGTTCGTTGCCTTTAATCCATTCTGCACTGATTCCAAAAACCAAGGATTCCTTGTCGGGTTCTTTTTATCTGGTCTTTCCTTGTATGTGGTTAATAAGTTTTTCATGCTGCTTTTTTCCTCGCCTCAACAGTATCGGGATGGCTCACACCTGTTATTTCGTCATAAATTGCCTGTGGCCAACAACGATCTTGAATATCAGTTCCGGCATGATGCCTTTCACCTGCTCTTTTTCCCTTGAAAACTGTGACCGGGGGATCATTCCACTTAATTATCACCCCTTCTAGCCGTTTATGGTCTGAATATCCGTCTGAATTTGCCAATGATCTGACCCTGCCATCCTGCCTTGTTCTCCAAATATACTCAGTAACACCGGACTTTCTTTGGCGGGCCTCTTCAATATTGGCCGTCAACTTTCCGATCTGGTCACGGGCAATTAATCTGGCTCTATTTTTTGCGTTTCCTGTCAATTCCTGAATCTTCGCTCTTGCCGTGGCTGTCAATTCGCCTTTCCGTACAGCGTCTTTGGTGATTTGCTCTATCTGAGAAAAGTATTGACCCGGGACTGTTTTGATTAAAGAGATGTTTGCCTGCAAAGAATCTTGAATAAATTCATCCACGTTTAACTGTGCCGGTAATGGCTTGGTTCCGGTCTGTCTTTCGAATTCATTAACAAATTGCGTCTCTGTTTTTTCTTTGACTCTGTTTAAAAATGGTTTCACGGTTTTATTCAATGATCTGGTAAAAATCTCTTGCCTTGGTTCCGTGTTGGGTTTTACTGATTCGCCGAAAAACATGCTCTTCATTCTTGCGATCAATGCGGCTACCAGTGTGATTCCTGCCAGTTCTTTAAATTGTACGTCTAGCCTGATTTCTTTTATAAACGGGATGCCGATAAGGTCACAGGCTTCTTTTTTACTTATGAGACTGGTGTCGAATCGTTCTGTTTTATGGTTCGTTAATCTATCGAGTTCAGGGAGTAAGACTTTTTTTGTTATTTCATCGATTTTGTTTATCTCTTTGATGATTGCCTTTCCGAATTCCATTTCGATCATGCGATTCTCGGGGGGTTCTTTGAAAGCGCGGGTCTTTCTCCTGTTTGATAGTTGTTTTTTGATTCGCTTTCTTTGTGCTTCAGTTGGCATTAATGGCTCTTAATGGTTTTGTTAGTGCGTCTTCTGTTGACCACCCGCGACCAATCCTGTTGCTTATTACTTTTTTTGGTATCCCAGTTTTATTAGACCACTCCATGGCTGTCGCAGTAATTCCATTGTATGTGTGCAGGGCTGGCTTCTTTATTTGTTTTGTTATGGCATCTTCGAAGCTCATTCCCTTTCGCATTCTGCTGTCAACAGTTTCCGGCTTTATGCCGTTCCTCCTGCACCATTGTGCAAATGTCAGTGTTTGATTTTCATACGTATAAAATGTATTTGATCTTCTGTTGTTTGCCTGCTCCATTGGAGTTGCCCACTTGCAATTGTCCGGAGAGTATCCCTTGTCGTTGTCTTCCCTTTCTATTGTCATTCCGTCCGGGACGTCTCCCATGTCTGAGTAGAAATTTTCAAACTTTGCCCACCTCTCACAGACTTTTATACCTCGGCCACCGTAGTATTTATAGTCTTTGTCATTCTCGTTGTGGCACCTATTCTTTATTTTTAGCCACCTTCTATATGACTTTGTTATTGTGCCATTTGATGAGTGCCCGTGTGTTGTTGCCCTTTTAATCAAAGACTTAATTTTTCCGCAGCCACAACTCTTCGTGTGCCCACTTATTAAATCATTTGATGCAACCTTTGTAATAGACCCACAATCACAAACGCACAACCACATTATTTTTTTATTTTCGTAGTCAGTTCGGTACAGAACGTCGATATCTCCAAATCTTTTGCCGGATAAAATGTATTTTAATTTTTTTCTCCTAATAGTATTAGGACCTTTCCTGGATTGTTGTAGCTCAAATAATATGCTCATAGTTTTCTGTTTAATTACAAGTCTTTGTAATCACTAGAGGCGGCGTCGGTAATTGCTTTCTGTGCATCGCTCCCCTCAATCCCAAGCTCTGAAACCTTGAATTGAACTGTGCTCGAACGGGGTAATACCCAATAAATTCTGTTGTTTGCGGGATCGTAAGTGCCGTTTACTTTCTGTCCGCTATAGAAAACTCCACTCAACTCAGCAGGCAAGCTGATGATTTCAGCAGTTCCAGTGAGGCTTGCAAGGCTGACAGTCGGACGTTGGCTGGAAACGAAAATTGAGACCTCATTTTCTCCCGCCCCACTACTCGGGGTAATTACAATCGCGGCCCCGGCGTAAGTGTCGGTTGTCGTTCCGGATACGGTTAAATCTTCTGGGACTGTAAAAGAGTATTGAGGTTTAGCGAGAACAACTTTATATGCTCCATCATCCAAGGCAAATACAACTATGCCGCTTGAATTGGTGTTTTTTGAGTCAAGCTTTACCGTTTGGGCTGCATTCCATACTTGAACTTCTACGCCTAGAATTGGGACTGGAACAGCATCGTTAACAGTGATCGTGACAGAATTAGCACCGGGACCAGAAGAGGCTGATTCAACCCATCCACCGACACGGAAGAAACCGGAATACTTCTTTGTGGTGGCGTCCACCATCGTCCAATAGTATTCAGCGAATGCGGTCGGAGGCGTTACCAGATCAGAAAGGGGATAGTAGAAAACTCCTGTTGTGCCAATTTGAACAGCTGTTCCGGTTGTCATTGCTTCCGGAGTTGCGGACCCGTCTTTATATACAGCGACGGTTATCGCATCAAGATTGGCGAATACCCCGAGAAAGGAGTAGACTTTTGATGATGCAAATTCAGAGAGTTTTATTCTGTCCATTATTTAGACTCCCATGCGCTTATGTTCTTCCATTCTCCAGTGGAATCATCCAGAATATCAAAGACACCTCCCCTGGTTTTTTTGTTCTTGTGCATTAAATCCCATATTTCTTTAAGGAATTCGGATACTGAGAGGCTATAATCAAGCTCAGGGTATTCTGTGCTGACCCTATCCTTTTTTCTCCTGTAATCAACATACCACTGAAGAGCGTCAACTTCGTCACCTTCAAAATCATCAGGTAGATGGATGTATCCTATGAATTGGAGAATTTTCATCACTTGGTCTCGCCTCTTTCTATCTCAAGGTTCATTTTTTCCAAAAGATCTTCAGGGACTTGTTTTAAGGACTTTAACTCTTCGATCAGGTCTTTAACATCACCATAGGGGCACGTTCTTAAATAAGCATACAACGCCCCTATAAATTCACCTTTGATTAAATGCATTATATTTTACCAGCTTGCAATCGCAACACGTTCCCATTCATCTGTTCCCACACAAATATAGATGAAGTCAGCATCCCATGCGATAGTCCCGGCTGTTCCAGTATCATTTGCTGCTGATGGGGTTTTAGTTGCTGTTATCAAAAGACCTGAAGCCGTAATATTAACCCCGGTGATATTTCCAGAGGCCGCAAAATCAACCGACCCTGCGTTACCAGTTACCGCGAGAATACCTGGGAGTGTCACGGTTCCAGCATCATCAATGATGACCTCATGTTCAACCCCGGCACCATCCTGGAAATAAGCCTTGTTATCGGCCTTGTAATAGATTGTCCCGAAGTCCGGCACCGCTGTCGGGGTTGTGATCTCAGGGAGCCCAACAAATCCAGCTGTCACAGTCAACGCCTTGAGTGTCACTGTTGTGGCCGCTTCGACACTTGCCACAATCTCAGATGCCGTTCCTGATTTCCAATCCGTACCGATGTGCGCGTCAATCAAGGCGATTATTTCGCCTGCTCTCACTGTTCCGTACATTACTTGTCCTCCTTTTTTTCTTCTTCTTTCTTGCCGAAATTAAACTTGTCTTTCCGTTCGTTCAATCCTTTTTCGTGAGCTTCCTTTGCCATCATTCCGGCGTCTTTTTTCTCTTCCTTTTCTTTCTTCTCAAAATTAAATGGCATGTTTTCTCCTTTATTTTGGTTTCTGTTTTAACGATACACTGAACATTTGTTCTTGTCAAATTTTCAGTTTATACCCCTATCATTATCACATTATCTGGTAATGTTGCGTGGCTTGATGTTTTCCATAATTCATTTGCAATAGCTCCAGATCCTATCTGTGTCGCTCCTGACTTCATATTCGTCAGCAATGTGGGGTTGGTAAGGTCAAGCGTTTGATTTGGGGACCTGCCAGCCAATAAAAGGTATTGAGCGTGATCATCGTCGGCCAAACCCGCCATATCTCCGTGATCACTTACACCCGCATTAGCAAATAACTGATCAAACGCTGAAGATATTGTTGCTGTGTCCGATGATTTTTGAAATGTAAACCTTGCAGCTAATAAAGATGTTTCTGTTATTTTTGACGGTAAGGATGAACTGGGAACCGCTTCATTGTCAGCCGCAAATTCCGAATTATGTTGAGCGCGTCCATAAACCATAACAATATGGTCATCTGGTTCAATAAAAAAGAATAAGTTGGCCCACTTGTTATTGCTTAAAGTGGTCAATGTTCCAGCATTGTCATATTGTAAATTATTCCATTGGGATGCTGCCGCTTCCTCTTGTCCTCCCGCTGAATATGTTGAAAAGGTATCTGCACCCGAAGTGTTGAAAGTGGATATGGGATATTCAGTTCTGCCCCACCAAATCGATCCTGACGTCACGGAAACATCTCTATTAGCATCTCCTGACTGTCCGAAAATCAATCCACCTTTTCTTTTATCTCTACTTAAACCAAAGACCCGTCTGATAAATCTACCGGCCTGACCTATGCTTTCTTGGAGTCTAACTCCCAATGAAAAAACATGTTCGACAGCTCCGTTTTCTTTTGTGACTACTCCAATTTGAATTTTATCAGGAGTTTCTAAAAACTCATCTGTGCTTAATGAGATAACGCCTGAATCATCGACGTAAACATATTGAGTAGTGTTATCTGTAACCGCTATACCTAGTGATTCTGACCACTTGAAAGACTGCAATTCAGCGTTAGGATCATTAGTTGTGCGGATAAACCCTGATCCGGCAGATACGTCAAGAGTTCCTGATCCACCATCACTTAAGATGCCACCCAGGAAGAAACCGGATGATCCTGTATTGTCTAGATACTCTTGTAATTGATCTACTGTTGGGGTGCCTGATCCTTTGGCAATAGACACCGAACTGCTTGGAACTTCAGAAAAGTTTGTACCCTTGAATGTTGGGCTTGATCCGCTGGTTACATCTTGGTCAATAAGTGAATGATCACTGCCATCTGACCCACGATGAGTATCATTAAGCGCTACGTTGGCGTGATCTGATCCGTTCCCAGATCTATGAGAATTATTTAAAACAACGTCGGAATGGTCTTTTCCGTCACTTGACCGATGAGTATCGTTTAGAGCAACGTTTGCATGGTCAGACCCATTTCCGGTTCGATGACTATTGTTCAGTACTAGGTCGGAATGATCCTTGCCATCTGAAGTTTTGTGTGTCGTATTTAAAGCAACATCTGAGTGATCAGAACCGCTCCCCGATCTATGAGAGTTATTAAGAACTACATCTGAGTGATTCTTCCCGTCCGAACTTCGATGAGTTGTATTTGCGTCAACATTCGTATTGGCGTTGACTCTCGCTTCAGTATAATAAAGATTCGATCCCTCCTCAACATCGTCTGTATTTTGAGTTTCCCATATTGCGTCCCCTGCCTCGCCTGAATCTTTTGTTAAATGCTGGCCTGCTGTCCCGTCTGGAGGCAGACCCAGTTTCCAATCTGACGTACCTAAAATCTTGGTAAATTCGGCAATGATCTCTTTTGCATCGATTCCAGCATGAGAGGGTAGTTTGATTTTGCCTGACTTCAATTGCTTGACAAGTTCGATAATATCTTGCTTGCGGTCTTTAATCAGTTGGGTAACGTCGATTAAATCAGCTATTTCTTTTTTGTCTCTGTCTGTCAGTGGGAGGGGTTGAGCGTCTTGACCGGGCTCTCCCTGCTCACCGGGAATGCCTTGTTCACCATCTTTGGGTACTTCGATTTGATCAAGTACGGATTTTTGAAAGGCTTCTTTTACTTCAGGGGAAAATATTTCATCCCGATAAAAGTCAACTCGCTTTTCATCGTCTGTGGATTTGACTTGATCTAAAAGCTGTTTGACTATTTCTGATGAATCTAACTTAGGGGTTTGGATTGAGGATTGAACGCGCGCAACTATATTGTCAATTTCAGATTGATCGAAACGTATTTTTCTTTTGTCTAACTGTTCGATTATCTCTGATATAATTTCAAACTTTAATTTTTCTCTTGATTCAGGGGTTGCTTTCAAATCTCTATTTCCTGATCTAGTTTTTTGCTGATTTCATCAAGTCCCTTCTGAATATCGTCTATCTCTTTCGCATGGTCGATCTGTTCCGGGATTTTAACGTTGACAATTGGGGCTTCTACGATTATCTGTGGTTCGAGTTTTATGATTTGGTCTTTCTTTTCTTCTGGCTTCTCTGGAATTTCCGGTGGAATGACTTGATTCTGTTTTGCGGCCTCATCACTGATGGCCTTTTCCATCTTGATGCCTTCGAGTTCTTCAGCCATTGCGTCGGCCTCTTCCGGGGTGAACTCGTCTTTCATTTCTTCCCGGGCTTTGAAATCGATGATCATAGATTCAAGGTCAACCGTGTCCTTACTGAAACGAGATATTCCGACTTCTTCAGGACTTACAACGTTTAAATTAACGTAAATTTCATCCTTTTGAGCTACAGTGTAGGCTGTATCGGCCTTGTCTTTGTCTGATTGTTCCTGTAATGGGTTGAATACGTATGACGGTAATTCTGTCAGCATTCCGACTGCCATATTCACAAACGTCATGAACTCATTTAACCATGGCCTGAGTTGAATCTCTTGTTTTGAGTGGATCCCATTGAAATATGTTCTAGTGTCTGATTCAGAAGATGTTCCCCCTAGATTGCCTGACTCAGAAGAGAAAAATCTTGATTTGGGGATACTTGCGGCCCCGCATATTGCCTCTGTGTACCTGTCCCATAGGTCGGCAAGACCGGTTATTGGCGTTCCTTTGCGCTCCATTTTCTCTGAATCGGCATCATACACATTGAGACGGTTCGACGTCATATTAAAATGAGTCATAGCCAAGCGGTCAAGTATATAGTCAGGGTCGCTTCCGGTCATCACTTTTTCTGCCAGGCCCTTCATTCCGAGATAATCCTGGGTGAAGGTTTCCATTGTGCTGTTGGATTCCGTGACACAGATACCATAGTCTCTCAGAGCTGTATAAACTGCCTGCAGCTCTGAATCATCCCACCCTCTGTTGAGAGTACGTGGTGTTTGAGTGGTGAAACGTCCGTCCATGCGGATAAGTCTGGATTCGTGAACGTTCAGCGTCTTGCCGCCTGCGGGTTCCCTGATAATGACTTGGTAATGTTCAGGTTGTAACCATTTGGGGTCGTTTACGTCTTGATACCATGTAACAGGGATTGCAAACCATGCCGGAACCTGCCTAACCCACCTGATTTCTGAGACTTGATTTTCATTGAGAGGTTCCCAGAAATCATCAGGACCGCTAACGTCATCAAAATTAAACACGGTCACAGAACCACCGGACGCGCGCGCGAGGGCTATGGACTGGAAAGCTGTTTGCCATAACTTGAACTGCTCATTCAGGAGATCATCGAAGTCTTCTACCTCTTTTTGGATTTTTATTTGATCTGTGGCTTCTTTTTCTTCACCTTCTTTTGATTCGTCGTCGTCGTTGTGCTTGTATGAGATACCATTGCGGGTCATGTCTTCGCTCGGCGCGTCTATAATTTTTCTAGAAACCCAATCAGACTGGTAAAGATCTTCTTGTTGTACGGTGTCTACTTTTGGAATGCCGGTGTATTGTGAGTTTGCCACGGGATGTTGGGCGCGCGTTCCAAATCCGGTTGATGGATTGGTCCATGCGTCCATTCTTTTGGAACGTGGGATTCTTAAGGCTGGGTCGATGTCTTTGAGCGGTTTTAGGTCGTAACCCTTTGAGGCTAACAGTAATCTTTCGTCTGCGAATGCGTTGGATTGCGCCATTGATACCCTGCTGATTGTTTTTCTCTTATCTTACAGGGTACATTTGTTCTTGTCAAATCTCTAATTACCTGAACGCAAAAAGACCACCAACACTCTCTTGAATGCGGTGGTCTCAGCTTTCTCTATGCTCTGTTCCGGTTTATACTTTATCTTAACCGGCCAGGGCTGCCAGATCTCGTTTTTGTGTGTTGTTTGCCGTCAGGGGCGATAAATCCAGACCGATCCCCGTTCGGTGTGCCGCCTCCCAATGGTTAAGAATTCCGGCAATTAGGGTTTCGGACCTTGTAATTGTATTTGGCTCCGTTTTGCTGCTGGCTTCGTTGGGGATAATATAGATAGTCTCGTTGTCGAATTGACTAACATCACGACAATGAACGGTGTTGGCCGTTGACTGTCCCATAAAAACGGGGGTAACGAATTCCGGCACGCTTTGTGACATTCCAAGTTCAGCCGCAAAAATTACGGGACTGAACAAGATTGCCAACATGAAGGCCAGAATACTGAATAAACTTAATTTCAATTTAACCTCTTTGCAAAGATATTAAAGGAGGCGATTAACCGGATCGCCTTTTCCGGTCGTACTGTATGTTTTAACTATCTCATATTGAATACCTTTTTGTCAAGTAATTTTTAAGGCAGGTTAAAGCTAATCCTCAGAACACCGAAGAACACAAACAGAGCAAAGCAGACTATTAGCATTTTAGATTCAAAGCTCATTTTGGCGGGTCCGGTAATGGCATCCAGTGAGTTACTGGATAATTTAACTCACATTCACACTCATTTTCGGAAACAAAAACATTGTCTGGGAAATCCATATAATTTTCCTTGTAAAACTCACTATCTGCTGGATTGATGAGCCTCCCAACTGATTGACCGCCCGCCTTACTATATACTAAGATAGGAACGCTTTTCCAGCATTTAGTGAGTTTTAATATTCCACCGGGCGGTAACCGTTCTTTGACGTTTATCCAGTTCATATAATCTTGTATGGAGGTATTATTTATCAACCGCCTTATGAGTAAGCAGACCGATTGCGAAAGGAAATAGCAGAATAAACTGAAGCGGTATTTTGTGAATATACGCCAAATAGGAGCACACAAAGCAAACGACAGGTAATGCCCAACCGTGGGTAAACCCTCTATGTTTGTCTGAGCTGAAGGCCATATATACGATGCCCGTCACCGCTGAATGTCTGTCTTTCCCGTACCACATAAGCAGAGCCGCGATGATAATTCCAGCCCATGCGAACATCCTTGACGGTATACTTCCGGTATCGATATCGCTTGCCAGGGAACCGATTACAGTCACCCCTGCAAACGCTAATCCTGCAACTGGATTCTTTGTGATGTACCAGGCAGTTGCTCCGGTTATTAGTCCGGTTGCGGTTCCTGCTAATGCGTGCGCTCGAAAATTCACTTTATCCCCTATTTGATTGATGTTTTATTAGTGCCTTTGTAATGCTGTTTCACTTGTCCCTGTTGACGTTTTTGGTGTTTCTGTTATTGTTTCGGGTCCATCCTGGTAGAAATCTTCCACGTCATGCCCTGGATTCTCGAATGGATTAACGCGAGTGTTCCAAGCTTTGATTAAGTCCCGCCTACTGTCCCTGTCCATTATTATCTCGCAGCGTTCACATTCTATCCACCATCCCGAGTCTGCCGGTTCTGGTCCCACTGGTTTTGTATCGCAAAAAGGACACGGCTTTAATTCTTCACCTATCACAATAACCCCCTCAATCTCTCAATTATACTCAATTTTCTGACAGGAAACCTTCTATATTCGTGGCCACTGCTCTCAGTTTGTCAGGTATTGTGGTTTCATCTTCTATACCCATGAACTGTACTTTTGCCACATACCCGTCTAACTTAAATACTAACTCCTGTCTTATTACTTCACCATCCAGTTTGTTTTTATTGACTGTTATTTCCATTTTACATCCACCCCTTTAATCTTTCAATAATCGTTAATTGTCTGACAGGCTTCACACCTAACGCTTTCATGTTCCGGATGATGTGTTTGACTGCCATGATTTTATTATAATAGTTTTGCGTCTCCGATGGCAAGGTGGATTTGCCTAATAGCCACGATTTTACTCGACTGGCTCCGCAGTTATAAGCGAGTATGGATAACTTGGCTGTTTCTTTGTGGTATCTGAATTGCTTGAATAGGATCCCCATATGTTTTGCGCCGAGTCGGGTGTTTATCACTGGATCTTTGCCGTACTTCAATATTTTGGCCGGTGTGGGTACCATTGTGAATGTTTGGCCCATGATTGTCTTCTCTTTGGTCATGTAATGCCGAATATTGAAGGGCATGAGCTGCCATAAGCCGATTGCGTTTGATCTGCTGATAGCGTCAGGCTTGAATGATGATTCCACAGCTGGAACAGCGATCAACCATCTCGGCAAGTCTTCTTTGTCCAGGTATTTGAACATCATTTTCGAGTAGCCCACCATGCGCCCGAGAATTAATTCCAGGTCTTGCTTGCAAGCTCGGTTCTTTTCAAGGGTTGTGCAATCTCTGAGATAAAAATCTGTCCATTGTTCGATGCTGAAAACGGTTGCATTTAGATGGAATGGAATGAGCAAAAAAAGAATGATCAAGATTCTCATTTATTTGTTTTGAGGTGGAATTCTGACGACTGCTTGCATTGGAAACATGTGAACCATGAAACTAACATCACCTCTTTTATCTTCAAGACGCTTTCCAGGCGGAAGCAAATCTTTTTCGATGTCTTCCCAGTCTCGATCTATTAATGATCTTTTCAACCGGTCTTCTATCATTTCTTCAAATGTCTTGCGCGGTAGTGCGTCTGCTTTAATTTTGTTTGGCTTCATTCCTTATTCTCTCCCCCTACGCCTCTGTTTATGCGGTCTTTCGTGCGACTTTCGAGTAATGCGATTGCCATTTGAGCGTATCCAAGAGCAACTTCATTTTCGGTGCATGGAAAGTCCCCTGCCTGAAATCCCTTGAGTCTATGAATACAGATAGCGAATAAATCTTCTATCTGGCAGCCGTTGACACCGTTTTCTTGAATTGGGCCTTTTTGAAAGTAGACGAATTGATCAGTCATTTCTTTGTTATCATCGTCTGACGATTTTACCATGTACCGATGACAAGCGCCGCCTTCTCCTGGTTCATCCATTACAATTACTTTTGCATGCTCTGTTTCTCTGATTGTTTTCATCTCTCCTCTGTATGTTCTGATATTATTTTTAACATCGGGTATCCCCATGTGAATATTATGCCAATAGAGGTGCACAATAAATTAAACCATATTGGATAAAAAGACAGGATTCCTAATTTTAGGGGATCAAATAAATACGTTGAAGAAAAAAAGAATTGGCCCAACAATGGAATGAGACCAATTACAATGATGACCCTGCCAACCATAAGTAATTTCTTTTCCTTGTCCATCCTCTCTCTCGTTTAATGTTTTACCGATTAGCGAAGCCTTCCACGCGCTCGACATCTGATTGAATTACGATATAACCGTATATTTCACCACATCTTGAGCATGAAATGGTATTTCCTATTGTTTGGAATATATCGTAACCGCACCCTTGGCATAAACCATCTGGATAAATACCGGCAATCCTTCCGCAAAATTCACATGGATGTGATACATGATTAAAACATCCTGGATGATCGCATGGTTCGCCTTTTTTAAATACTTCGCTCATCTCATTTTTTTGTTTAATGTTTTACAGCCACCGTGACTCAACCTGGCTCCTGATTTAGAGCGTGGGAACTGTCATCCACATTTGGCGATCTGATACGGTGGCATTGATTATCTTTTTATCGGCTTCGATTCTTGGCCTCCTCGGGCACAAAAACTTTAGCCAGAAAGTTGCTGATTAGATATAAATACATGTCTTTTCCTTATTTTTGGGTCCCGGCCCCACACTGCGATAGTAACGAGTGCGCGTTTATGTCGAACTCAAGTTCTCCGAAGCCGGGGTTTAATGTTTCAGGGCATGGCTGCTGTTCAAGTGGTCCAACTCCATTTGATTGTTGGTCCGGCTATTCACCCTTGCTAATCCATGCCCCATTGAAATGGTTATTGTGATTGTTATTATTGGCATGGTGGTTTGAGGGTTTTCATTACATTAGATAACAATGTTAGCCCGCTGTTCATTTTACCATCAATAATCAATTCAGCTGCCTCTCTCAACTCCTTTGTCCGGTTCCATTCTTTGAGGCTAAAATATTTATGACACAAAGCTATGGTATTTCTGACTGTGGCATGAACGCAATCAGCATTCCATATGCCATCAACCGGACCTTGTTTTCTGGCTATTTCTTCTATCTCTTCAGCCGTCAAAACCTTTGGCTCTGCTTTTATTACTTGCCATTTGTCTGACGCGATAGCGTTTGGAGTGGGGAAGTTTACCTGATTATCAAGAATATACTTCAAGGTAAGTTTGCCAGTTGAATTCCACCCCTCTTCGAGAAAAGGAATATCATCATCACCGCATTTAAACGCTTGTTCCATTTTCATGTATTTGGTCATATCTCCTCTTTGGTTATTCCGCATTATAGGTAAATTCATTTTCCGAAACGCTGGTCACTTTATAGACAACCGGTTTAGGCGTATACCAGAAAGCGAGCCATAGAATGAAGCGCTTGAACCAGTGCTTTTTCTCTTCTTTGACATACACCGCATCACCGGCTTTTAGATCATGGCCTGCTGTTGCTTTGATTGTGTTCATGATTCTTTTAGTTCCCTGATTACACCGAAACCCGCCATTAATGAGTTATCTGACAAGACGTTTATCACTTCATCAATCGCAGCGTTCCAGCCAGTTTTTCTATCTTCATATTCAACTCTGTTTTTATGGAAATTCATGCCGCCTGAATTCCACTTCTGAAAGGCTGATTGTTTTGGTGGTAAGTATACCCATGTTCTAGAAATATCAGAAGGGGTAAATATAATACGCCCCCCATTCATGTATCTTTTCAATTCGTCGGCTGTATGCCTGCCGCAATGTTCTTGATTTTTGTGGTGTATTAGTCCGCCGTTCTCCTTGCATAGCTCAATTGCTTTTTGTAATGTGCATTCTATCATGTCTCCCCCTTGTTCACAAATTCATGAGTTTCTAGCGCCTCAACTATCACGGCGGTTATGAATGGATAAGAACCTCTGTTTTTAGCTCATCGTCTGATTCGAATGCGCTGAATACATGCTGACCAATCCAGTAATCAATAATTTGCGCATCATCCCACTCGGCAGCAGTGTTATGGCTGATTTTAACGTAAATCCTACTTATATCTTCATTGTAGGCAAATCGTGTCCCGAGTGCAAGCGAATCAAAAGGTTTCTTGATTAAATTATACGTTACAGTACACTTGCTTTCGATCTCATGATTTTCTAGGGCTTCAACCATTACTGAGGTCATTGAGCAGTTTTGTTTTTCACTGATGAACCTGAGATGATTTACTGATCTTTCTGGGAGGTTCCAGGGGCCTATCTTGATATGTCCTCTTTGGTTTCTTTTTGGCATACTTTCTCTATTCGTTTATACTTCTCAATCCATGCGTTGAACTTCTTATCAAAGCGCTTCTTTTCCATCACAGACATAAATCCATTCTTAACCAATCCCTCAGCGCATGATTGAACATACTCATTGAGTGTCAGGATTGTGCTCTCGATATGGATGTTTAGCATTGGGTGATTTTTCATTGGCTTTTATTCAAGGTGCAATTCTTTTAAACAGCTATTCGACAGGATTCGAACCTGCGGGGATCGGGGTATAGGCCACTGGACCACCCCTCACCCTAACCAGTGCTAACGTTAAACCTTTCCGCCACAAATAGCTGCTTATATACAGAGAACAGGCTTCGAACTTTCGGTCAGAGCCGGTTTAAATTCACGGTGGTGACCTATTCTAATCCGATTCCTATCTACTCTGCAATTCTTTATCATTCAAAGCCGGTGTTTTGCCACTAAACTACAACATCAAGATCAGCCATTGAATATATCCTTTCTATACTTTTCACTGCTTGACTAGATGCCCCGGAATTGAACCAGGGGGCTCCGACACTCGGTATCATTCTTTTAAAATACACCGCCGCCACTTTTCGCCGGTCGTTCCACCGGTCAGCACGTTGAACAATTTATGCTGGAAAAGGGTATATCCATCCAAACCCAGTCAGCAGAAAAGGAGGGTCAGGACAGCATCAAAGCGGTGTATCTTTGTATGGCCGGTAACTCAGATCAGGGAAAGCTACCGGCCTCTTATCGGGCTAGCTCCACCCAGCCCACGCACTCAAGTTCTGAGCGCATTCTTGGATCAAAAAACTGTAACCGGTCAGGGTTTTTCTGTTTCATGATCACAATTTCATTGTACAGGGTTCCATACTTTTGTCAATACTTTATTTTCTGTGTTCCGTCGTTATTCATGATAAAATGCAGGGTATCAGCCAGTATCCTGTCGTTGAGATCTTCCGCTATCTGACGTGTTGTTTTTCCTTCTGGATCTATTGGCGTTCCCCTTATCGACTCTAGCCTGGCCTCTTCTTCCTCGTCAATAAACCTTACTTCAGCCCTCATAATTCATCCTCTGTTAGTGGTTTTATGACGGTTCCATGACTGAGACAATATCAAAATTCTTTTGAGCTGATTCAAGCCTTGACTTTGATCTTTCAAGTTCCTGAATTACTCTGAGTTGTAGGAATGAAAAAGCATCTTCCCATGAATCAAAATGTTGATTGGATTGCGTGTTCTTTCTTTCGTGGTACTGTTGATTCTTGATCCAAATAGAGTGCTCGGACTCTTTGGTAATTTCAAGTTTTTCGATCTTCGTTCTATACTCATTTACCCTGTATTTAAACTTTTCCACTTTATTCCCTCTGTTAGTGGTTAGTAATATCTATGTGTTTCCGACTAAAGTTTATGCTTTTTTACATAGTTCCAGACCTCTAAACAGCCAGTGCATGTCGGGCGCTTATCGGTTTCGTGCATGTTGAGATCCATTCGATCAACATTCCCACATAATGTCTCCATCATATTAAAACCAACTATATGAACAATGTCCGGACCTTCATCCCCTTCTGTGTAATACTCAGCGTTAATCTTTGGGGTATAATATAATCTTTCGGCGATTTCCAGCATTTGGAATACTCGGTTAATAGTTAATAAGGAATAACTGGTCAATAATTAGGCGCTTTCGGTTAATATGATGTCGGCCACTTTTCTCAGAAAGAACTTTTTCTTTAGATTTTTCTTCATTGGAAATCCCATGTATCCAACGAGAACAAACAGGAAGTCTTTTGTTCCATTATCCAATGCCCTGATTAATGATCTCCTGTCTTTTATTAATTTTATTTCACTGATGTATCCGTCAATCTCTTTCTTTCCGCCAAGCACTTCTTTAGCCCAATCTTCTTTTGTTTTCATCTCAATCTCCTTTCGTTATGTGTTGTTTAGTGCTGATTTCTTGAGTTTCTTAAGCTTTTGGATCTTGTTATGCAAATCATCAAAGAAAAGCCCTAGTGTCTCTTCACTAAGACCGTCTTCATGGAGATACTGCGCGTGCTCAATAGAATAAATATGGTTCTCAAATAAAAAATGAGCTATATCACAACTCTGCGCCTCTTCCCAGCAATCGTTAATTTTATCCATATCAATCATCTTCTCATCTCCTTTGATTGCTGGGTTAATCTATTGATGTGGTGTTAAATCATGTTTATTAAACCACCGTCATCTACCCCAATAAATTTAGATTCGGTATACGTTGGAGTATAATATATTTTTCTGAGATCAAAACATCCCGGTTCAGATCCTAAGATAACGATGTTTATTTCAACGTTTTCAAGAATTGAGAAATCAATGGTTTTGTCCTCGAATACGTACTTAAGCCTAGAATATGTAACTACCCCATTTTTAACTTTCCTTTTGAAATTTTTGTAATAGGCTGTTTTTTTCATCTTTGTTAATTATCCAGTTCCGCAAATATATTATCGTATTCTGTTTTATCCTTATTCCATGCAGCAATTGCTCTATACGAAATAGGGCAAGTAATTAAACCCATAGAATCACTACACGCTAAATAGTCGTGCCATATTTCACAATCAGGGCAATAAATATCTGAATAAAAGATCACTCTCAATTCTCCAATATTAAATTCTATCTTCAATACGCTGTCGATATTCCAGGGGAACATCATCTTTATACTTATCCCAAAATATCTTGAATTCTGCTCGGTCTTCATCTGTGAGGGTTCCGGCTTCGAATTTGACTTCGAATTCTGTTATGGACATGGGTTCCTTTTTGGTTGCCGGTATTGTGACCGGCGTTTTGGTCTATGCAGAATATTTTTTAAGGTGATTGAAATCCGTTCCGTGGTCTTTTTTGCCAATTAACCATGCTGGGCATTTCGTATTTTTTGAGACAATACTGCATCCATCAAATATACCCCTGAAGGATTCAAAATCGTATTCGTTCCAGTCTGATCTAACCGTTGCTACATGAATAATTCTGTTGTTTTTGTAAATCGGGATATGTAGCGTTTCCAGTTTTTTCATTTTTATCTCCGGTTTAGACTGATTCAAGTTCAAGATTTTGCAGTTTTTCTGCTTGCTCGGATATGCACTTTTGTAAACTGTTCCTGTCCCATCCATTCTTTACGAATTCTGGAACGCCACCGTTTTCAATTATCTCTTGATTTTGTTGTTCCGCCAATTCAAGTAAGTCGGATCTTTTATAATCAACCAAACCGCAGTAACAAAGGTCCATGATTTCGATCCAGTCCATTTTAAGAAGCTCATTCATCTTTGATTCCTTGTTAAGATTGTGCCGGGTTGCCCCGGCTTTGGTTCCTAATGCAATGGTGATGGACTAAGATCACCATTTGTTCGCTCATCAACAAATGCTCTGTCAAGAGTTGCCCATTCTTCGGTTGCCCAAAACTTAAAGGCATAACGGTTGGCCTCATCATGAAAACAAATGATGGTCTTGCCAGTGATGCGCTCTATTGCGCGAAAAATCTTATCGGAAGCTGTCATGGGATTTCCTGTATGGAGTTAACTGCGCGGGTGGAAAAACAAAGGAATTTATTTTAAATCCGGTATTTTCTAACCCGCTTTAACCCGGTGCGCGGTTTTAAGTTTTTGTTGTTTTGTATGTCTTAATCATAACATTATGGCAATATATGTCAAGTAAATAATCATATTATTTTAATTTATTTTTGCCTTCCTTGGCTTTGATGAATAGGGGCTGGACGGGGGGTCGTTTTTGCTGTGTGGTTTTCGTGCTGATCGTTTTTAGCGTATGCTACTGAAACATAACGGTATTATCGTTTTAAATCGGTTTTCAATATGCCGGATCGGTAAAAACGGAAATATCGGTGTATCTTGTTATTGTTTACTTTCTGGTTTCTCTTCAGGCTTCACGAAGATTTTATCGTACCATTTGAGAGACTTCTCTCTTTCTTCTTTTGTCGTCTCTCTGTATGGATCATCAATTATAATTAATGTCTTTTGTTTTGATTTGCCCTCCATAATCATGTCCTTTAGTGTCCTCGTGATTTTGCGTGAGCTTTCCACGCTTCCTCAAGATCGCCGGTTGTAAAGTCATGCCTGTTTGGGTGATGCATTCTTCTTGTTCGAGTTGCCCAATCTTCAAAGGTCTCAGTCTCACGGTGTTTGAGTTGGTTGTTTGCTTCGCCCTGTTTGAGTGAATCTTTAGCGACTCTTTTCACGATCAACCCAATTCTTGATTCAATTAACCCCTTTACCGAATACTTATTTTCGATCAATTCCTTATACGTCTGGGTTGATTTCTCCCATTCAAGCATATGACATGCCCACTCTTCAGGATCAACCGGCTCAACTTTCTGACAATCTTCACAGGTCAACGGATTATTGATATCGATTCCGTCTAACTCTTTCCCGCATTTATTGCACTCGATTACTTCTACTAAAAGCCCCAGTCTTAACAGGCTTTCATCCCACATATCGTCAATTTCGCCGTTTCTTTCTGCCAGTCCTGGGTTTATCCATCTGAGTAACTCTTCCGATATCTCTAGCCTGTAGCGCTTTTGCGACTTTTCTGGAATTCCGAAGTTAACACGAGGGTCAGGGTTGTATCGCTTTTGGGCGCTCTCATATCGCTTTAATTTATGAGCTTCTTCGATACCGTCAATAATAGACTTGAATTTTTCCATATGAACCGCGTTTCCGTCGTATGCGTGCTCATCACAAAGAATGCCATAGATAGACCTCAACAGTTTAATATCTTCTTTGTTCATCCCTTCCCCCTAACACGGTTGGCCCATGACTTACCTTCATCAGTCTCAATTATCCACTCGCTGTACTTCATCTTGCTTTTTATCCATGCATCTCTTGGCTCACCGCTCTGTGGTTCTGGGTGATCATGGATAGCCGCCTCTTTAGTGTCTGCCGGATCATATGCGGTGTCACATAGACCACACATTATCCACCTGCTATCTGTGGTCTTTTTGGGGAGGTCATTTCTGTCAAACGATTCGCATGATGCTACCGCAAGTGCCGCAACTTGTATCATCCTGCGTCTGAATTTATCCGGGCTATCTAATCTCCACATCATCTTTGCCCACTGAGCATAAGTGCAGATGAATTCAACCCAATCATTCACGCAGTGGGTATCATCATGATCTGAGCCACCCCACTTCTCATCCTGACGGTCTCTTTCTTTCTGCACATCAATTAGAGCGTTGCTTACTGGCTTGTGAGTTTCCTCGTCCATCTCATAGACCATATCAACCAACTCATTTCCTTCACTTGCTGACATGTTCCTGATTGTTCCGCTACCAACCATTTTATCGAGTAGTTCTTTCAATCTAGGTTCCATTTTTTCTCCTTAAAAATAAAAAGCCAAACCTAACAGAGCTGTCCAGCAAGCAGTAAATACTATTTGCACTCCGGGAGATTTGGCTTTTTAAGTTACTGCGCACTGGACAATATTAACGTACCATTATGATATACTAAAGTCAAGGTTTATCGATTCCGACGACGACTCAAAGCCTCAAGCATGGTTATTTCAGTGTTGATGTGCTCCGCTAATCCACTGACCGCGTCAGGTGCGTCATCATGAGCGTTTCCGCCTTCTTTCGAGTATTTCATAAGGGCCTCTGAGAAACCAGTCCAATGTTTGTTTCTGGTTCTCCAATCAGCCGGAAAATAAACATACTTCATAACCGTGTTCGAATTCGCGTTGATCCTGGCGTTCTTATTCTCTGACTGGTGAAATGACTCGATGTAAATCTTTTCCTTTGGGTAGTTGGCCCTTATAGCGTTCTTAACATTCGTAGCGTAATACCCCCCGCCTGCCTGGGACTCTACTTTTACATTCACGCTGTTCTGGATATTATTCTGAACCAGAAAATCAACCATCATTTCTTCGGTTACTTCGAGACCTTCCTGAGTATAAAGAACGTCTAAGATATATGCCTTTTTAATTGGTATCCCGAATGCATCCTTACCGTATTTGATCCCTCCGAATGGAGAGCACAGAAAATCAGACCCCATATCAGCCGTATCGATATAGCAAAACATCTCATCAAATGTTTCTGGCTGTTCTTCTGCAGTATAGAAATTAAAAGAGGTATACAGCTTCCCGGCCATTCCTAATCGCTGGCACAGATAGTTTCCGGATAGGATAATGGGATCCAGTCTCGATGTCAGAATATCAAACGCTCTTTTGTCCAGGATATCTTCACACAGCATTCCCTGGGTTTCAGTGTAGGCTTTGCAATTGAATATTTTTATAATCTCTCCAGAGTCAACCGCACCTTTAATTATTCTATCTCCCGGGTCCCCTTCTATCCATGGGGTCATTACCAGGATTTGTTTTCTCGGTTTTTCGAGACGTGACAGCCATGAATTCGAATATGCATTCCAGACCTTATCAAGATGGTTTTCATTAAATGCTTCAAGACTTCCTTTGATCGGGTCGTCGATTATGATTAAGTTTCCACCCTTACCCATAATTCCTGCCATGATACCAGCGCCAGTATATGACAAAAATGTACCCTCAAGTGCCCACCTTTCTTTCGATCTGTCACCGTGTTTGGTTCTGGTTTCCGGGAATATGTCAGGGTAGATAATATCAAAAGGTTTTATTCTGACTTCCTCGATTCCGTCCCTTACATACTGGCTGAATTCATTTGCTAGTTTTGAATTATAAGACGCCGTGATCATGATCTGTTTAGGATCTTGTCCTAAAATCCAGCACTCGAAATTGATTAACGAATGGGATTTATGGTGCCGGGGCGGAACTTCTACAATCAAGATATCTGTTCCGGACGTATCGACCGTGATTAATGTTTTGTCGTTTTGATCTTCAAGTTCTACTTTAATTGTGCATTGTGACAGGTCAAGTAATTCATGGTGCTCGATTGGTAGGTTTGATAGATAGCTGACTGGCTCATCCTGGTAGAACGACTGTAGGCAGAGTGATAGGATTATCAGGTAAGTTCTGTCTTCTGTGTAGTCTTGCGGGGCTGTGATTTTTTGGAATTCCCATAAACTCTCTCTTGCCGCGAATATTTGATCAAGTCTTTCAAGCTCAAGGAGTTCTCTTTCTTCGGCTTCATTCATTTATTCCTGAGTTGCTTTATTCTTTCCTGAACATCTTCGCGGGTCATCCCTTTTGTTGGATCGTTAGCGTCATTTTCTTTTTGTTTATCCTCTCTATCCATACCAAGGGCTTTCCTTGCCCCTTCATACCCTAGTTTCAGTGCTTCAATTGCTGTCTTGATTGCCTTTGCGCTTTCCCATATCCGGCTGAACTCTTCCTTTGTTACTTTTAATTTCTTTTTTTTGACTGGATCACTTTTCGACGCTTCGTTGTAGGCAGATGCTAATTCAGAGGCAGGCATCAGGCTAAGCTTTCTATACTTCTCGATATCTTCTAGAAAATTGGTTGTTATTTGCGTGGCTAAATCAACTTGTTTATTGATTATCTTATCCAGTGACCGATTTTCTGTTGCCTTGTCTATTTCTGTACGATTCTTGCCATATACCCACCCTTCCGATGCCGCGATTTTGTAGATTGTGGAGCGTGTAAGCTTGTGTTTGTTTGCTATGTCGCTTTTTGTCAGTAAACCGGCTTCAAAATCGACTTTGATAACGGTTTTTTTTTGGTGGGATATTGCCATTTATCTATTTACTTCAAGTAGTAACAATATCAGTCTTTTAGTAGATGGATGAAATCCATTGTTTTTCCATCTCCATACTGTGTTTCTGTCAACCTGTAGTTTGCGTGCAAGCTCTGAATCTGTTTTACAACCCAGAGCTTTTTTGATTTCTTCAATCATGCTGCGAGTAAATCCTTTTTGATCATGTATCTTTTACCGAGTGACTCTAATTTATTGATCACTGATTCACGAAAAGATACCCAATCAATTGACTTTGAATGTTGGTGATAGTTGAGCTTTCCAACCTTGTAAAAATCAACAAATTCATGGGTTGAGTCTATTAATCTCATAACAGCGTCAGGGTCAATCACCGGCTCAAAACTGACAAACGTTTCAATCCCGAGTGTCCACGCCTCCATTAATGCTTTTATTCTGTCTTGCGGTAATGCTGCCCCTGGTTCCCATTCCAAGGAAACTGAATCAACATCATGTGTTAGAGAAACGCCAAACTTTCTATTTTTGAATTTCGTGAGAATATCAAAATCCTTGGTTGCATTAGTCCCGCCTTTTGTCAGGATTACAGGGAATAAATCATATTTGAGCGCGATCTCAAGAGCTTGACGTGTGATATTTATTTCAGTTTCGCATTTCTGATAAGGGTCTGTTGTGAATGAAAAAAGTATTTCTCTTTGATCTCCTGCGTATTTTTTGCAGTCTTTTTCGAATTGTTCCAAAACTTTAGCACGTGGCCTAATGTATTCATCTGAATGGAATATTTTTCTGTCTTTGAATGTAGCTGAAGGCGCGTAACAGTAGATACATGAATGTGAACAACCTTTATATAAATTTGCTGCAAGGGGGCTATACTCTAACGCCTTACCCTTTGGTTCGTAAATTATAGACATTTTATCCTGTTTATTTTCAGAACCGCTTTATTGCTGATCTGTTAAGTAATACTTTCAGTTTGTCGTCATTCTGTCAACACTTATCTCTATAATTCAAAAGAAAAATAGTTTTTATTTTTTATTCCTTTGTAATGAATCTTAGAAACGCCGTTCAAGGCAAGATAAAGTTTCATCTTATCCATACCGTTTTTATTGAATAAAGTTGGTATTTTTCTAACCATTTTATTAGGGTATCCGCATTCTTTTAAGAAAGCGCGAGGTAAAGCACCAAACATAGTCTGTATAAACGTTACAAAAACAATTACATCTAATTTCTTTTTTTCGTTTTGCATAAATATTATTTTTAATTGCTTGAATGGCACTCCGTAAGCATCTAAGTCTATCACGTCAAATTTACTTAAATCCATCCCTTTTAAGAATTTGACATTGTCTCCCTTTAAATATATGCCTTGTTTTTTTTCCTTATCTAATCTTAACACTTGTATCTCTTTATCCGTTTTTTCCTTAACTTCATCCCATATTTTCCCATCACTTGAAAAAGCGTCCAATACTTTTATTTTACCTTTTCCTGGCAAATGATTTAATCTTAATATCACTTTATCGTAAAAATAACTATTATCAGTTACTACTTTGCTCATATTCTATGCCCTCTATTTTTATGATTTTTTCAATATAATTTTTTATTTCGCTAAATTTTTCAGGGCTGAAGCTTAAAAGTATATGAGTTTTTTTGTATGCTTTTATTTCTTCCTCTTTTTCCGGTATTTCTTCTATTAACGTTTTTCCAAACTCGGAGCCACTTAATTCATTGAGTTTAAGATCTTCAAAATCTTGCATTTCGATGCTTAAATCTTCAAGCTGTGAATCCAGTAAATCAATATCCCATTCTCCTTGAATCTTTTCGTTATTCGCAATTATACAAGCTTCTTTGTGGGTTTGTTCGTCCCAGTCCACCTCACGGTAATTAAGGCGTTGTCCAGTCGGGAGTGTAATTGTTCCTTCTGCTGTGGTTCCGGTATCGTCTGAAGTTGAATTGACTTTAATTACTGAATCTTTGTGGATTGTCTTAACCCGGTAGTGGCCTCCGACTAACTGTTCATTGCGGATGTTAAATACCACACCGGATAGATCACCGTATTTCAGGATTGATTTTGATAAGCCTTCACCGTCTCCGTGGATGCGCGGATTGTCAGGATACGGTTTTAAATCTTCTGTTTTCATACCCTTAATCTATCATAGGTTAATGATATTGTCCATTTTTGCAAGTTGGTTTTTTCCTGCACACAAGGACGATAGGCAGAGAGTTATTTACTGCACACATAGATAAAAGTCAGTTATCAATTATCTGCCATACATAGGCGATAGGCAGATAATTTTCCGTTTTTGTTTTAGTCTGTATTTTCATTGTGTTGAATAATATTAAGCGCAAAATTATCTCTATTCTCTGACTATCATTAATGTGTGTGTTCTATAGATAGCCATACTATGCAGTTTTCATTTTATCAGTAAACCCTCTTTTGCCGGGCTTAAATTTTAACCGACTCCTTTCTTTCACAATAAAATCTTCAGTACCGTACTTCTTCCACCGATCGGACAAACCGTAAAGAGTCCAATTGCCTTTTGCGTGTCCGCCGTACTTCTCAATACTGATAAACCCATATTTGAATAATTCATCAATCGCCCTTGTGAATTTTGAGGCAGGATATCCGTGTTTATTGAGTGCGTCTTCATATGTGAAAACCAGTTCTTTATCATTAACGAACTGATAACTTCCATTCATTTTTACAAATCTTCTCTTGCAAAGGAACTGGAACAAAATGTACTTTGGTGATCCTGGCAATTCTTTGAAAGCTTTTGATCTTAATAAGCTTTTTTCGATCCTTATTAGGCCACTGCTTGACATGGATAACTCCCTGAAAATCATCAAGATAAGACCGGCTGAAAGAGGTTGTTCAGGGCAACCCCCTTCAATTACTGGCAGCAACTCCACCGGAAGGACTGTGTGTCTCTTGATATAATCATAAAGGAGTGATCACGCTAAATCAAGTTTTTTCTTGTGCTAGTGGAGGGTAAATAGTGTAGTCAAGTTCTCTGACGCCGATACCTGCTTTTTCCAGGTTTGCGGCAATGATTTTTCTGTGGCAATCTTCCCGGTCCTTGCACATGCAAATGAAGATGATGTTTTTATCTTCGCCGTTCAGGAGTTTTTCGATCATCTTCAGGCCACCCGCATAGTTTTTCAATTCGGCCTGCTCGATTGGGGCCCGATAATTCAGATTCCCGAAGAACTCACCGCCTGCAATGTACTTCTCCTTGAACGTTCTAATGAAGTTGGACTGTCCCCATGTTTTGTTTCTTGACCAGGGCTTTATCCGAATGTCAATAATGAATGCGTCCAGCTCTTCTACTTTTGCAATCAGTTTTTCAATCTTCAGGCCTGTGTATCCAGTTGTGTAAATCATTTTTTCCCTTTGAGTTTTAAGAGTTCATCGTAAAATTTTATGGAATTCGCCAAGACTTCAGGTATTGCATTTGGATTTTCTCCCTCATACCTTCTCAGCGTGTGATATTTCACGCCGAATACCGTCGCCATCCACTCTTTTGACATTTTACCTGGAAACACTCTCTCTCTAAATTCGCCCATCTGTTCGCCTGTCATTTTTTTCTCCTTTGTATATTATTAATGATACTGTTTTGGGCCTTTTGTGTCAAGTGTTTTGCCAGTTTTTTTGGTGTGTATTGTAGCGCTTTATACTAAGAACAGCATGATAATCCATGTGGTAACTGCGGCCGGGATTGATAGTTGCCCGACCAGAGGTGTAAAGCCAAGGAAAAATCCATGCCACCATAAAACAACGGCTTCTTTTCCGGCATAAACGAGCCATGTGTTAATCGTGTAAGTCCAGCAAACAGCTCCGATAGCTCCGAAAATTGACAAAATCAAACATATTCCAATTACATAAGCAATGAATTTCATATTCACCTCTTTGGTTTGAGTTTTTGATTAACTGCTTTTACTCCGTACCGATCTGAATTGAGCGGTAGAGAGTAACAGGCAGTTAAGCCTGCTAGATATCCTCCTTCTTGTTTAGGTTACCACTGGATTTTGACTGGCATTAAAACAGCCAAATACTCGGGCTTGTCCGGGTCCAGGAAAAGGATAGGTTTATCAGGTCCAGCCACGACCATATCAAAGCTTTCTACCTTTTTGAATATCGCAACGGCTTCTTTGAGAAGGCAAATAGTCAAACCCCATGCTTGGGTTGTGTTTTCATATTCACAATCTATTTCAACTCTGCCTTCCCCGAATTCTATTTTCTGGGTTTCCATGGTCAAGGAATTATTGCCATTTAAACTCAGCTTTGCAATTGCGTTGGGGTTTGTGTCGGTCAAGACTTGCATCATTTCCATGGCTTCCAGTGCTGCTTTGGAGTCGATCCGGCAAGGCTGGCCCCCGGCTTGCGTCAGGCTGTCAAGATTTGGATATTCTGCCTCAATCAATCTTGACTGATATTTCTGGGTATCATTTTGAATAATCAGGCAATCATCATCAAAATACCAGTCGGAGTCCTGCCAATTAAATATCTGGTTTGATTTGCTGAATGCCTTTTTGGGGAAAATAACAACCTCCTCAAAGTCATTCGCCAGTGGCAAAAAGTACCTGGCTATCCTGTAGGCGTCTGCTCCTTGGAACATTACCTGTCTATCCTTTTGTCTGATATTCAACCCCATCAGGCTTTTCCTGCTCTCGTTTTCACCGATACTGTACAGAACCATTTCAGTAATTTCCTTCAAATGAGCGGCTGACAACTTGAATTTCCAGGCCGGTTTTTTGAATTCACATTCAGGGAAAGCGCTTGAATCCGCCCCGGGAAGTTTTGTTGTGATTTTTCCCAGCTTCATATTGAACCAGTTGTGAACAGTTGTCTCGATCTCAACAGTCTCTGCCTTTGATTTTGACAGCACCTTTTTCAGTTTGTCGGCATTGACTAGGATGGAAGGGTATTGCTCACAGTTTTCTTGATCCCGTATTTCATTGAATGCCGGGATAGTTTCCCTGTAAATCTCTTCGTAATCCGTGGCGGTAACTTCGATGCTTGCGCTCTTGCAGTCAATCCTAAGATTACTGATGATAGGATCAGTACAGGATTTTGGCGCTATCCTGCAGGCGTTTTTGACTGCATCAAGTAAATCTGTTCTTCTGCATGTTGCCTTCATGTTTCTCCTGTGGTTTGTGTTAAGTATGATTTTTGAAATAATTCAAAATCATACTATCCTGATGAAACGCAGCCATTGCCGCGTCAATATCTGCCTGGTTGACATTCACAGATTTGATCTTTTTGGATGATGCCACGATCAGCCGCCCGCGTTCGAGATTGTAAGTCGTTACGTTCATGCCTTCCAGAATCTTGACGTTGATGCTTTCTTGTAAGTGGCCCATTTTATTCTCCGTTGGGTTCCGGGTTGATTCCCGGCTTTGTTGGTTGTTAAACTTCGCTGAAATCGTTCAGTCCACTGCATGACGGGCAAATCTCTTCGTCATACCCGTAAAGCTCACTGCCACACCAGCCGCATTCCAGGTCTTCCATTTCTATCGTATTCCCAGATTCTTTATGGGTTACTTTTGTTATTACCTTTTTTGCCATTTTTGATTTCATTTTCGGGCTCCGTTTGGGGGTTTTTGTTTTTTGTTGTTTGTTAATATAATCTTACCATTTTGGTAGAATATGTCAAGTAAATAATCATATTAATTTCCCCACCCTATAGCCTTAGTGCTAGGGGATGTACGGCTGGTCAGTTCGCGGTGTCCATGCCTTATCCCCCTGTTATGATAACGGTTTTATCGTTTTAAAACGGTTTTCAGAATTCAAACTGAGCCCTTATCTCGGTAGCCATATCCTGATAAGATTGAGACGTTCGCCGGTTCCCCTCGAAATAGCGGTTGTTGATCTTGAAAAAATGGTTGGTGATATTGCTCGTCCAATATTCACACATTCGAAACGCTTCACAGGATCCGGTAGTCTCCCATTTTTCCGGGGGCAGCAATTCCAACATTTCCCAGTACCGTTCCTTGTCAATTTCATGCCATGGATTTGAGGCGTCGGCGTCATCCATTTTTTTCGTGATCGCTTCAAATTTGCAGTAAGGGACCAGGACCAGATTCGGCCTTTCCTGCATGTACTCTTTGAATGGTCTTTTCCTAACTGATGTCAATCCGTCAGGTTGCACAAAATCCACATAATAACTTTTTCCCAGCTCGTATAGTATCGGGGTTCTGTCTGTAATTTCTATCATGGCTTCTCCTTTGTTTCAAATTCTTGTTCTTCTTGAACAATTTCACCTTCCCAGCAACCATCGATAATCATTGCCGCGATGTGCTCTCTTTCGATGTCGGTAAGATCACTGAGATCTTCAATATCTGTTATTTCCAGTTTCCACCATCCTCTTGCCATCTTTTTCTCCTTTTTTTTGTTTTAATTAATTAGCCGACTCATAAATTGAAGGCTTTGAAGTAACATTGTAAATATAAGAACCACAACGAACCAGCAAAGCATCTTTCCCGTAAAACTTGTCTTTCATGCCCTTGATGCTTCCAGTTTTTGAAAAATTTGGGAAACCGCTAATTCCGATTTTTTTACCTTCAGAGACTTTTAAATATTTTGTTCGTGCCATTTCCTTCTCCTTTTGGGGTTTCGGTTTGTAACTCAATCTTACCATTTTGACAGTATTTGCCAAGGTTTTTATCAGTTTATTATTTCAATATCTCCTGCTGGTGTACCCATCGGCTCACAGTTGAAAGAACTGCCAAAATAACAAAGATCTGCCTCTGAAACCTTCTTTAAGACTTCGCTTTCGTCCGCTTCCAACTGAGTATTGAACGGGGAAAAGACCTTATCTGTGCATCCATAATACAGTTTAGCGTCAACCTGTTTGAATATGGGCCTTCCAAAGCCATCTATGCCGGCGAATTTTACTTGTTTTTTCATTCTTAATCCTTTATTTGACGTTTTCAAAAAAGTGTGAGAGTATGACATTACGCCACTGAGAAAACTCTCACTGTAAGCCGGGTCCGTCCCGGCTGGTGGTTAATTAATAACACTCTGACCAGTGTTCTCCTGTCTCTTCTCCCCATTGTTCTCGAGGGGCCAACTTTTGACCTGCAAAATTATAATCGATTCCACAGTCGCACTCATTCGTAAAACTTGAAAGAGTAACTTGCCTTCCACACGAACACTCACCAATAGCACTGTGATAGATAACGCTCTCTTTCCCTGTTTCTGGATCAACAAATATCTCTTCGTGTTTTGTCTGGATTATTTCAATTCCCATTTTTCCGCCTGTTTTTAAGGTTTTTATTGTGCCGGTGAAACCCGGCTGATGGTTATGCAATTTTTCTTCTGCTTTCCTTCTCAACTGTCCTCGATCCGTACTTGATTCTGATTTCATCCATTGAGAATTTACCCCGCCCTCTTGATTTAAAATCAGCAGGTCTAAAATACCATTGAAACTTTTTGGACGCCCATTTGTAACCGGCATTATTCAAAAGTTTTTTGAACTCTTTCGTATTTCCAGAAACCCAGACCCAAGAACCGCAGATTTCAATAATGATTCCATCCAGACCGATGATAGCATTTAAGGCGTCGTTCAGTTTTTCCGGGTAATCATCAGCTTGAACATCGATTGTCTCTGATTTAATATCTCTCAGCGTGTCATATGCTTCATTGACAACTTGCATCATTTCTACTGATCCGCCCATGTCAGGATGATATTTTCTGGCAGCTTCTCTGTAGGCATTTTTCACTAGTTCAGCTTCGATCAATCCTGTCAGTCCTAAAATCTTTAAAGCGTCGTGTTTGGTCATTTTGGTTTCCCCGGCTGGTTAATTAAGCACAGTTTTTAATAATGCTTTCGCAGACTTTGCAATTTTTGTTAATTAGTGAATCTTTCCAAATCTTCAGTTTTTCTTCGGCTTCTTTGACCGCTTCCGCTTTGTCACTTGAGGAAACTGTTATTGTTTTTGATCTTTTCAAAGTGCATCCGCATGTATTGCATCTGATTGTTGTTTTTACTTTTAATTTGTTCATTTTGTCTTTTGTGAGGGTTTGGGTTTTTGTTGTTTGTATAATTAATCATAACATTTTGGTAAGATATGTCAAGTTATTTATCATTTTATTTTAATTATTTTGCCCACTTGTAGGCTTTGAGTAGTGGTGGATGTACAGAGGGTGGTTTTTATTATGGTTCTATTTTGCGGCTTTCGTTCATAACGATAATTTCGTAACTACCTGATAAATATCGTTTTTATCGTTTTACTGCGGTTTTCTGGAGCGGCCTCCTGGTATTGCGCCAGGTCCTTCCCGATGGTATCGGGACGCACTACTTTTATGCTTTAGCCGCTTGTTTTCATTCCTTTTTGTTCGCCTTTACTGCATTCTCAATAATAGATTTATCGTTTCTGAGAGATTCTAGCCCTTTCCTGCTTATCTCTGAGAACCGGTTATCTTCAACGTAAGTACACCCTGACCTTATACAGTGATCAGCCGCGCCAAAGTCTCCCATTTTATGACCGAGTATATTGCAGATTCTATTCATTTTCAAAGAAACTCCAAAATGCTTCGAATGATTCTCTTATGGTTAAATATAATTTCACGTCCCTTAGTGACATAGTTGGGTTTTCTGCCAGGACTACATCTCTGACTTCCATGGGTATTACGTCGGCATAAGCGGTAGTTTCTGCCATGGGACCGGGAGGTTTTGAGAACTCTTTTAAATTGTCGAGCTCATCTTGATTTATTTTCATGACCCAAAAGTGATACAGGTTAAAGCCCACATCATGAAGGCGGTGAAGGCTAGTGGTATTAATCCGAATATTGGGTTCACTCATCCCCCTTATGGAATCGGTTGAATATTTGCTCTGAAAGATTGCAAACCGTTGATACCACCTTGTCTAGTCCCTTGTTCATAATGTATTCTGCGCTATCATCATTTGTTAATAAACTACAGACCATATCCTTAGCCATATGCATCTTTATTTCAGCTTCTTTTGACGTGCACTCTTCGAATTCTAACTCTTCGTCTTTCGATATAAAAACAACATCAATACCGTAAAGGCTATCAATTTCTCTTTTTGCTTGCACCAATTGTTCTGGGTCGTCGCCAAATCTTCCTAAGTCTGTCTTTAGTATAGCTTTCATATTTTCCCCGGTTTTAAGATTGACACTCGATACCCAAATGGAAGCGGTAATGATTTTCTTCTGCCTATCTTTTCTCGGTGTCTTTCTGAGAATAGCTTAGGCGTGTTTCTAATGTTTAACCCGTACCCGCGTATCCTGAACCAGAATGATTTATGTTTGTCTGATTGATAGTGGTATTGGATCATTTTTCCAGTCTCTTATCAAAACATGTCTTGCATAGCGGAACGATAATTTTGTCACCTTCCATTAGCTGGTATTCTTCAAGAAACGGTACTCTTGCTTCACAATCAATGCACTTTGGATCGAGTTTTATTTCTTGACCGGTTGTGAATCCTTCAATCTTAATATCTCCCATGAACACTACCATGTCATCTGGTTTATATTCACTCATTGTTTATCCTTTGCATTTTCATCTGAAGAGAATATACCTTCTATCCTGATTCTTTCACTCTCTGATATGGTGTCTTCGCATGTAGATAACTCATCACCTAGTCCTGAACCTAAGGGATACTTTCGCATTGTTGAAACTTTGATTTCACCCTTGTCTTTTGTAAAAATGCGCAGATAACCCTCAATACATACAACGGCTACAGTAAGGTCTCCAATGGTTATAACAGACTTTTCCTGCCTATCCTTGAAAGCCCAATCAGGAAATACCATTTCAGCATAACATACTGAGCTTATCAGGATTAGGGCTGCTATTGTTATAATTGTTTTCATTGTTCTTTCCCATGATAATAATTGTTAAACCGATCTCTTTTCTTGTGAGTCATAAAGTGAATTGGTATCCATTGCATTATCCCGTACGTGTTTAAATTATCTTCATCTCTATCGCTTGGTGCTGGGTCCCTAACAACCTTTCCATCCCATAAAACAATATGTGAATGACTTCTGTCTATCGATTTAACAATAACAAACGCCGGTTTATTTCTGTCTATTCAATGCCTGGATTCGGTAGAATGGTTTTCTCTTTTCTTCGTACTCTTTGATGATTTCCGTTTGAGTTTTTGCTGATTCTCCAAGTCTAACTTCACTTGTGGCGATATTGCTGTTAAACAAGATCGTATCATTTAGTTGCTCAACAGCTCGGTCACATGCTGATAATATCTTTTCAGCGGGGTAGTTTATTGTTGTCATAGGTAGTCTTTGAGGAGTTGATATTCTTTATGATCTATCCATATTTCAGAATAAAATTCGCATATCTTTTCATTTTTGGAAAAAGCAGGATTATATCCGTGCAACCTTTCGCAATTGTCAAAGTTATATTTTATGCCGTACTCTGCCAGTTCTTTGATCGCAGTCACATCGTCATCGCTATAACAATCTTGATCATTTGGGTCCGTCATTTTATACGATGTTCTCGGTTGATTCATGTGCTCTAGAATCTTATCGCACGCTTTTAAAACTTTCTGACAACTTATCTTTATTTGTGCCATTCACTCCTCCGTGTAATCATTGCAGATCATAATTAATTGTGCTGGAAATATTACTGTATGTTCGTGTTTTTCGCATAGCGTGACATTTGGAAGCGGAATTCCAAAACTACCAGGACACGGCTGGTTGTGTTTGCATAAAAAACAACACTTGTGGATAGGCTTAAAGTGGTCTGGCTTCATTCTTTATACTCCAATAAATGCCCAAACCCTTTATCTTTGATTTTTTCATAAAAGGTCTGGTCTCGTTTGTGATCGTACATATATGTCAGGTATGCCTCTGTTATCTCTATCTGGCCTAGCTCTACTCTTGCCATTTGAATATCAATATGGTCAGACAGGATTTTCCAGGCTGTTCGCTCGGCTTGTTTTGGAGCTTTTTTCCTTGTCTCTGACCTGGTTCTTGTTCCCATATTCCTGAGAAGAATGACTTCACATTCTTTTATCCTTGCCAGCAGCTTGTAGGGGATCTCTTGTCCGTTATGCGGTAGTTCAAAACAAATACCTGATATCAATTTATCATCGCCGTACAATCTAAGGATCTTTCTGGCGCCATGTTTTACCAGTTGCTCTTCGATGTTATTGATAGATTGCTTTGCTGAAATTTGAGACGTGTAATTTTTAATCATCCCATCTCCTCAAATAATTTAATTTTCTTTCTGAGTTCTGCTTCTTCACTTTCAGATGGATGGCTGAATTGGAAAGCTGATTTTATTTTAGCCTTGAGAAAGTATTTAACGTATTCGAGTTTTTCTTTATGCATCCGGTCGAGTGTTTTAGTGTCCAGTTTTAACACATCTATATCCCCGATATTGTTTTGTTTGGCTGTAGATTTCATTCAGGATAATAGCAAGTTCAGCTTGTTTTTTGTTCATATGTGTTTGGTGTATTGTGGTCCATTTAACGGTCCAGCCGGTTTTTGTGCATTAGGCTTATGATTGTCAGTTATTGTGCCCATGATTGCCAAAACAACATCTTTTTTGTGGATTGATTCTTTTGGTATTCCAATGATTGAACTGGCACATATACGGGTTTGATCTTCGCGGATTTCTTTTTCAAATTCCTTGATTCTCAATTGCATTTGCTGGACTGCTTTTAAGGCGTTTTCATGCGTTTGTGATTTTAATATCTCGTTCAAGAATTTTTCTTGGCGCTCGTTTAGTTTCCAGTCTAACATAATTTTACCTGTCTTTATTTACTGTTATCGTAGCACTTTTTACACGATCGGTCAGTATATTTTGCAATTTTTCTGCCAGGTCTTTTTCGTTTTGGGCTTCAAGAAACGCTTTGTAAACCGGTTCTTTGCTGATGATATCAACCTCGTCCAGGACATCACTTGCCATAGTTCTTATAGACCATGGAATACTGAACCAATATTGCAGGCTTAAGGTAATCGCGAAGTAGATCAGGAATAGGATTATTGTTTGCATTTGCACCCTTGATATTTACCGCAATGACCAGCCGGACCATGAATAGTTATATTTGATTTCTTCCATGCCATGCACTCGGTATGAACGCAATTTTGGTCTACGTGTATTCTGTCCTTTCGATCTGGACACCATAATTTACGGGCTTGGTTTTCTGTTAGTAGGTTCATAGTTTGTTTTTAAACGATATCAAGACGTTCTTTCGAGATACTGACTGTTTGTCTTCTGCCGTGAACAGCGCATTGATATAGGCCACTTTTACAGCGTTTTAAGACTACCATTGGGAAGAAAAAACGGTCTTCATCCCATAACGGGACTTTCCCGTATCCTGTCATCTTCCAAGGGACATTTAAAACAACTGAATCTCCCGGCCGTGGGTTTTTCTTAGCCACTTGGCTTCCCTCCAAATCCTGATACTTGAATTATTTTGTCTTTCATTATGATTTTAAAGGTTTAATGATGGCTGCCAGAATGATCAATAGAGCTGTCTATCGGAACCGTTCTTTTATGGATATCTGGGCCAGTGTTTAAAGGTTTGTGGTTTCTGTAGTACTCAACAATTGAATCATATCCATCATTTGCAAGGGATTCGATATTGTCACCGATGCAGTCGATAAAAGGTTTTATCCTGATTGACTCTTTTATTTGGCCGTTGTTATCCCCGTCCCAAAACGCTGACTTGATATCCTTGTTTTCCATTTTAGCTGGGTCATCATGGTACATTTTCCTCATATAAAAAAGAGTGGTCAATACCTTTGGCTCTACTCTGATGATTTTGCCTTCGAGGTCCATTGTGTTTTCACATATACCGAGAACGTTATATCCAACCTGTTTTTTTTCGACATCACTGTATGGGTATAAAAATCCTTTTTCGGATTTTATATACCAATTATCGAGTTTTGTTCTGAACAGATCACCTGGATTCATTTCTCTAATTGCTTCACCTAATTTTGGTTTAGTCATCTCTAAAAATCTCCTCTCAGGTTTTATCAATCACATTAACGGTTTTCCGCAGTGCTCACACTTTACCTCACCCTCAACGGGATTATCCGCAATGTTCACGTCTATGCAATACGGACATTCCCAGCTGTACATTGTTTCTGGGTGACATTCTGATTCTTTCATTTTAATACCAGGAAAAAATCTATCCATATCAGAGCTGTGGTAATTGCTAGAAGTGTGGATATGAAAAGTTTCTCGTTTCTCATCAGTATTCTGTTGATGCAAAGAATTGTGGTACTTGATCCATACGGTTCATTTGTTCCCGGAATGTACATTTAGGACCGTTGTCACCATCAGCAATAAATGACATTACATCCAGATCAACATCGGTCAGCTCATATGCTTTCTTGACATCAGCTGGATCTGTGTCGATTTCTTCACAATACTTTGTGCAATTCTTTTTCGCTGATTCCAGATCGATATCCATCCACCAGTCATATTCATTCATTTTAAAGATTTTCATGGAATAGGTCACCGCCTCACCTTCAACTCTAAATTCTTCGACAAGATCAAATTTATATAGTTTTCCGCATCCCCAGCAGGCAATCTTTTTCCAGTCGTCTGCCTTATTCATGGTTTTGCCTGAATTACTGATGATCTGATCACCGCATATACAGTCAACACGTCCTGTTTTCATGATTTACCATCCGAGTGTCCGAGCCTATAAGCTTCGAGTATCATTTCACCAACCCAGCTTAGATCTCTTCCAAAAGTCGCGTCTTCTGGCTCCATAGCGTCAGATTCGATAGACAATATTTTACCATCATGGTCTATTTTTAAATAAGTTGCATATTCTTTGCCGCTTCCATTGTTTGATGCACGCTCTTTTTGAGCATCGGTAAGGTCATCAAAATAAATAATTCTCACGTTCATCTCACACCCCACTTTTTAAGATTCTGGTTTCTTTAATCCATCAGTGATTAGTTTTGTTAATTTTCTCCACTCGCTGTCTCTCTCTTTGATATTGAGTTTCGGTGGTGCATAATCGTGTTGATAATCTCTTAGCATTTCTCTCATATCATCCCACGGCAGCACGCAAAACCCAACACTTTCTAGATTGTGATATATCTCCCCGCAGGTTTCGCAAAAATAAATATCTGCCATTGGCATCTCTCCGTCCTCTCCGTAGATATTTATTTCTACCTCATATTCTGGAATTTTATACACGTCGAATCGAACACAAAATGAACCAATATCAATCAACTCTTTGCAGCTCTTACATCGTTTGCGTTTTTTTGTTTCAAGTGGCTCAAAATCTGACCCGCCGTATGTAACTTTTTGACCTGGTTCTGCGTCGAAGTCACAACTACATGATAATGGCATTTTATTTCCTTTTTAAGATTGCCTTTGTTGTGTT